GGTATCTATATATTTTTATCTATATATTTTTATCTATATATTTTTATCTATATATATCCTGGTATCTACCTGATCTTGATCCTGGTATCTATATATTTTTATCTATATATATCCTGATCCTGGTATCTATATATTTTTATCTATATAAGTCCATCTATATAAGTCCATCTATGCTATACTATCTATGCCGTAGTATCTATGCCGTAGTATCGATACTATACTATCGATAGTATATACATACCCCGGCATAATAAATAGTATGGCAATGGGGAGGGCAGTTTCTATCAAACCCTCTCTCCTCTGTCCTCTTTATTTCTGTATATAGTTCCTTTATGGTGTATTCTAAGCCCTATACGCCTATACACGCTATTCTGTTATATACACTATATTCTGTATTCCTAGGGTCTATACACCTATTTTATATGTTAGACTCTATGCATCCACACTTACTTAAGTTTTATATATTCCTTTACGCTTAGCCCCCCCCCTATAATAATATCAAGGTAATTCATGCACACTCTAGTAAAAATAATAAAAATATAGTAATATTGCGTATATAGAGGTGATTACATGTACTGTTGAGGCTTACGAGGATTGGCGTGGTGGCATTTTATACTAAAAGTAGTATAGATTTACCATATTACTATTTCGTGTGCCGTGGTGAGCTTTCTCGAAAGAGTAGGTTATATAGCATAATCTTCATATATTGATAAAACTGGTTATATTGACAGTTTTTAGATTTATGTCAAGTTGTTATATAGTGGTGAGTTAGGTAGTAGTTTTACCTAGTGATATTCAGACATTAGGTAATCTTCATATATTGATAAAGGAGATAATATGAAAATAGTACAGTTTTTGGCTACGAAAAAGTTGGGATGAGATTATGCAGTTAGGGATGGATTGGACGCCCGGGGAGATGGGGAGTGATTCGTTTTATATACAGGGTGTGAAGGTGTGTAAAATGGATTATGCTTGATGATTCGTTGTATGTAGGGAGGTGTAGTATGCCGTCATATGATTATGTGTGTGAGAATTGTGGGAAGAAGATAGAGGTGTTTCATAGTATGTCTGAGAATCCTCAGTATGTGTGTGAGCATTGTGGGGCGGTGTTGGTGAGGAAGGTGTCAGGAGGCACAGCTACATTGTATAAGTGTAGTGGGTTTACGCAGTATAAGGGTAGGAATGGGCAGTAATGGAGACCAAGCTGACACGTGAGATAAAGAGTAAATTGTTATGGCATTATCGATATGTGCGTGGGATGTATTGCGTGCAGGAGTGTTGTGAGAAGGATGTGTTGGCTTGTGATGTGGATTTTAATAGGTTTTATGAGTTTGAGATTAAGATTTCGTATAGTGATTTACAGCGTGAATTGAAAAAAGAGAAGCATGGTAGTATGGATGTCACGTATTTTTATCTAGTGGTGCCTATGCATTTGCAGTGTGATGCTATAACGTTGTGTGAGCGGTTGGATAAGCGTTATGGGGTGATTGTGTATGATGCTGGGTTTAGTACGGCGAGGCGTGCGAAAAAGCTAAGGGTGGCTAGTCCATATCTGGAGCGTGCTATAGTATTGAAGATGAGTAGTGATTATGTGAAATGGTATGGTGAGATACAAATGCACAGAAATGACAAACAGATAAAGTTTCAGGAGTATAGCCCACGGATACGCACTATATATAATAATCTGGTGAGTAGATATGATATGGGGTGTGTAGAGAGATTTCAGTATATTGAGGATGAAGACACAATACGGTATAATTCTCATATATTAGTGGTACAAGATACTGCGTATATACTAGATGGGCATAGTAAAGCCTATACAAAAGATTGGATACAAGATGTATTACTTGGAGTTGAATCATGGATAGCATTAGACAAAGAAAACAGCATAGTGTGAGTGAAGTGGCTAGGTATTGCTGTGTATCCTCTCAATTGATTAAAGAGGTTGAGGCTAAGCATATACACTATTTAGATTTTTTACAGTGGATTTCTCTGACTTCGTATTATGGTAGGATTATGTTAGATATTCCATTTTCTGTGCATAGGTTGGAATTTCCTATTGCAGAGGTGTATTTTATGTATATACGAAATGGAGAACCTGTACAGTATGCAGCTAAAGAAGCAAGAAAATTAATTATTAAGGATTAACTGTGTTAAAAGATATACCGATAAGACGATTGGAAGAAGTTATCACTACAGCAAATACGCTAGGAATAGAACGTGCATGTACTATGCATAATGTATCAGCACAGACGATAAAACGTTATGACAGGGAATTACAGAAGCGTAATAATAGAAATTACAGTGGTAAGCAAGACAGGATAGAATTGGATATACGAACTAAAGATACTATCAACCAGACTATCATATCTACGAAAAAGTTTGCATCTACAGAAGAACTTGCTACATTTTGTGACATAGACCTTGATGTATGGGAAGCTGCAAAAATAGTAACGAATCAATGGAACACTTCTGCTGATTTTGTGTCATGGCAGTTTAAGGTAGAATGGCGTAAAATCAGTGGGATTACTCCTGAGTTGTTTGCGAAGGCTTTGAAAAAACATGCAGACACTTATACGTGTAAAACATTACCAGAATATACAGCAACTATTGGGGATGTGACGTTAGAGGTGAATATTCCTGACCTTCACCTAGGTAGATTGGTATCACAGAATATGCATAAGACATATACTATGGAATTGGCGCATGATGTGTATATAGATGCACAGCGGTATTTTCATGATAGACATAAGCATATGAATATTGATACTGTTATATTGATGATTGGTAGTGATTTCATGAATGTAGATAACACCACACAGTCTACTACCCATGGCACGGGACAACTAGAAGAATCTACGTATATGGATAGTTTTGATATGGCTATTAAGACTGCAGTGGATGCTATTGAGTTTTGGCGAAGTACTGAAGTTGCTGTAGAGGTGAAGATAGTATCGGGGAATCATGATAAACAGCGTATGTACGCCTTAGGGTGCGTATTAGTGGCTCAGTACAGGACAATTAACACAGTACATATAGATAATAGCCCGATGCCTAGGAAATATTTTGTATATGGGATAAATTTGATTGGGTTTACCCATGGGAAAGAAGATTATAAACGTCTTAAATCTGTATATCAGATTGAGATGCGTGAGCATCTTTCTGCATGTACTAATGTAGAGTTTCATTGTGGGCACACACACCAAGAAAAAGTGGTAGAAGATTTTGGTAGTGTGATTATTAGAACGGTGCCAAGTTTGGCACAAGATAGTTTGTGGGAAATAGAAGGTGCATATAGAGGGAATAGAAGGGCACAGGCGTTTGCTTGGCATAAAACACAGGGACTGTATAGTATCACATATTACACACCTGATTTCACCTCTATTGACTAAACACAATTTGTTGTGCATAATGTAATTAGAATTAAATATAGGAGATATAATGTATGTTAGTAAAAGTTGTAGGCGAATTTGATGGATTGTATTCAGAAGAAACATACGAGAATGTGTTAAGATATAGAGTGGCTAATTGTCCTGATGGGATGGCTATGCTAAATGGTGATGTATATTCAGGTGGTAAAAATCCTTATACACGTATTACCATGTATTTTGAAGATGATAGTTATACGTATGTGTATTTTAACACAACAGCGTATGCTATGACAGATGCAGGTACTACTGTTGATGTCCTCACGTACAAAAGGCTAGAGAAATGATTGATAATGAAGGTACGATAAATAGATTACAGAATGAATCAGAATATTTTCAAAAACTATCACCACAGGAACAGTTATTTGTGTCTGAATATTGCTCTAATGGATTCAATGCGACTTTAGCCTCAAAAGCTGTAGGTGCTAAAACTCCAGCAAAGTTTATGAAAAAAGATACTATCAATAAAGCGGTAGAGGAATTTGTAAAGGCTGTCCTAGGTGATAAGGTTGGAAAACTTAAATCAATGATTATTGATGTATTATGGCAACGTGCTTTCTACAATGTGTTTGATATCATAACAGAAGAGGGAGAGCCTAGATTTGACATCTCCAATTATAAAGAAGTGTTAGGCACAAAAGCAGTTGTTATTGATGGTGTTAAGCCGTATGTACATACAAAGAATCAGGATTATCGCTGGGTTGAGATTCAATTTGCTGATAGAAATAAAGCACTAAAAGAACTTTCTAATTTTGTAGGTTTGGTTCATGATGATACAGACAAAACTGAAGCTGGCTTTGTTGTGAAGATTGACATAACAAATCAAAAGAAAAAAGAACCAAAGATTATGGAGTATGTAGCACCGAAATTAATATAGGAATAATATAATGGCATTAGATATACATTTACATCCCAAGCAACTAGAAGCACTGACTACCCCTGCTAATGAAGTATTATATGGAGGGGCTGTTGGTGGTGGTAAGGCATTAGCATTGGATACTCCCATGCTCACTACTACTGGGTGGAAAACCATGGAGACGCTTGAAGTTGGTGACCAAGTATTTGATGAAAATGGAAAACCATGTAATGTTTTAGCTAAAAGTGATATTGTGTATGATAACACCTACAAAGTGTCGTTCTTACATAATATATCTTTAGTTTGTGATGGTAGACATGAATGGGCTACGATATCCGGTAAAGATAGAAGGAATAGGACAGGAGTACATAAAGTACATACTACTGAAGAAATTGGGCGCACATTGCGTGTTGAAGCAGACAAGCGTGCTAATCATTACATATATGCTACTAAACCTTTGCAATTTCCTACTAAAGAACAACCAATGCCAGCTTATATGTTTGGTATGTGGTTAGCTGGTGGTTTTTTATATGATAAAAAGTGTAATATATTAAAACAGCAAAGTGTCAGTAAGGGCAGTACGTGGCAATTAACAGAATATGAAGGTGGTAGATATACTAATCCTGCTGAAATGAAAGCGTTGTTAGACAAAGTAGGCGTTAGTGATGATAATAAACATATTCCATTTAATTATTTATATGGGGATGTAGAACAACGTATAGCACTTTTGCAGGGTTTCCTTGATATTGTAGGTTCTATATATGTAAACAGCCAAACAGAAATACAGTTCAAGACATATGAATTAGCTAGTGATATAAATTTCCTTGTTATTAGTTTAGGGCATTATTCACAAGTAGCTAATTTTGACTATGTAAGTAATAAAAATGATACAAATTTTAGGGTACGATTCTACCCTAAAATGCCTTTATCACGTACATCTTTTAAGTTAGCTCGTTATGAAAAAGTTAAGCGTAATGCAATAATGAAAATGCATGTACATTATACTATAATAAATGTTGAGAAAATCCCTGATGTACCCAAGCAGTGTATACAGGTTGATAGCCCTAATCATTTATATTTAGCAGGGGAGCATTTAATCCCTACACATAATAGCTTCTTGATGCGTGTTGCAGCTATTATATGGGCTATGGAATGTCCGGGGTTACAGATATATTTATTTCGTTTAACTAGAAAAGAACTTGAAGATAACCATATGATTGGTCCGGGGGCTTTTCATGAGCTACTTAGTGCTGCTGTTAATAGTGGTTTTGTAAAGATAAATAACACAGCCTATCAGATACAGTTTAGAAATGGGGCTAATAATAGCTTTATGAATGGGTCTATTATACATTTATGTCATTGTCAATATGAAAAAGATATGTATAAATATCAGGGTGCTGAGATGGGTGTGTTGATGATTGACGAGGCTACCCACTTTTCTAAAGCGAAATACGAGTTTTTACGTACACGTGTACGTCTGCCTACTTCGTGGGAACCCCCCAAAGCATTTGCAGAAAAGTGGGGTAAGAAGTTTTTTCCTAGAATATTATTAGGAACAAATCCCGGTGGCATAAGTCATAATTTTTTGCGTAGAGAATTTGTAAAGATAGTCCCACCTTTAAGTATTGTGCAGATGCCTAAAAATAAAGGGGGCATGCTTCGTCAGTTCATTCCAGCTACATTAGATGATAATCCTACGATTGACAGAGAAGAGTATGAAGGGCGTGTCATGGCAGTAGGTAATGAAGCTACTGCTCGTATGCTGTTGGAAGGTGATTGGGACGCTGTTGCTGGTGGTATGTTTGATGACGTATGGGATGCCTCTACACATATGATTGAGCCGTTTGAGATTCCAGAGTCATGGTATGTTGATAGAGCGTTTGACTGGGGGTCTGCTGTGCCGTTTTCTGTAGGTTGGTATGCTGAAAGTGATGGTACTGAGATTACAACAAAAAAAGGTGAGACTATCACATATCCTGCTGGTACTATTTTCAGAATAGCTGAGTGGTATGGCTGGACTGGTGAAGAAGACACAGGTTTAGGATTAACAGGTTATGAGATAGGGGAAGGTATCAAACAGAAAGAATTAGAAGACCCCGTCTTTAAGACAGTTGGACGTGTACACCCCGGTCCAGCTGATAATCAAATATGGAATAGTAACCCTAAAATAGATAGTATGTTCTCTAGTATAGCTCATGAGATAAATGCTGGATATTATGGAAAAGCTTCATATAGATTGTTTGATATTTTCACACGTTCAGATAAGACACAAGGGGCAAATTTACGTGGATGGGCACAAGTTAGGTCTCACTTGAAAAATAGTTTAAAATATCCTAATATAGATACTGGTACACCTTGTCTTTTCTTTTTTAATACTTGTGTACATGTTGGTAGGGTTTTACCTATCATAGAACGTGATAAAGCTAATATAGAAGAAATTTCTAAAGGTCAAGAAGACCATATTATGGATGAGATTAAATATCGTTTAACTCATAAAAGACAGGCTACAAAACGTATAAAAACAAGGTTGGGATAATATATGGCGATTACAAATTATGCAGAAGTCGCTCCTAATGGACAAGACTATATAAATGGCATTGAGTATGTACATCCTTTGTATGAAAAGTATGCTCCATTATGGGTAAAGGCTAGAGATGTGATAGCAGGGGAATCCCAGCTAAAATCTAAAGCAAAACGTGAGTTGTATCTTACACGGCTTGGTGGACACACCAACACAGCAGAAGGTAATGCAGACTATAATGCCTTTGTGAATTATGCTATGTTGTATAATGCAACCGGCAGGACAGTAGACGCTTATCGAGGGCTGTTAAATAGAAAACTACCTTCTATCAGTGTTCCTGAGGCTGACAGAACTATTCTAGATAAGTTCACTATCAAAGGTGAATCTATCTACACATTCATAGAACAGCTTGAGGTTGAGATTATTACCACAAATAGAGTAGGTATTTTTATTGACTTTCCTAGAGTAGACACAAAACTACGTTCACGAGCAGATGTTGCTGCATTGAATTTAGCGCCATATGCTACTACATATTCAGCAGAGAATATATTGAACTGGGAAGAAAGTAGAGTCAATAATAAAATAGTGACTAGTCTTGTAGTATTACGTGAGATTAATTATGTACATACTGCTGTATACACACCACAAAAACAGGTTACCTATAGAGTATTAGAGTTAGATGATGAAGGTTATTATAGACAAGTCATTATTGTACCTACACAGATTGTAAAAGGTAATATCAAGCAAACGTATAATGTTGTACAAGATATTATATATCCTAAGCATGATGGTAAAAAGATGAGGGAAATTCCTTTTATTCCTATCACTGCACAGGGTGCCACATGGGAATTATCTAAATCTATTATTGACGATTTGATTAATGTGAATTTAGCGCATTATCGTGATACTGCTTTCTTTGAAAAAGCTATTGCATGGACAGCCAGTCCTACAGCTGTGTTCTCTGGTATTCCTGAAGATATAGATAATATTTCTATAGGAAGCTCACAGGCTATCCTCATAGCTCAGGGTGGTACTGCAAAGTATTTAGAGTATGAGGGGAAAGGACTTGAAGATATAGCTAATGCATTAAAAGCGAAAGAAGATTTAATGGCTATATTAGGTGCTAAAATCTTAGCAAATACTGCTAGTAAAGTTGAGTCTGGAGAAGCAGCTATGATACATAGAGCAGGTGAACAGGGTATTTTAGCTGATATAGCTACTACCATAGGACTTGCTGTAGAACGTACATTGTTTTTCATATTGAATTGGAAAGGCACTGGTGTTTCTATGAGAGATATTACTGTAGATATAACAAAAGACTTTACACCGACCGCTATGGAAGCGAACATGGTCATAGCCCTTGGTAATGAACTTGAACGTGGTGGTATCAGCTATGAGTCATACATCTGGGCATTACAGCGTGGAGAATTACTGCCTAGTACCAGAACAGCTACTGAAGAACTGGAATTAATTAATAGTACACGTGAAGGTACATTAATTGGAAAGGATAGTAAAGTCACTTACTTGGAGAAAACTAGAGTAAATGCTATATTAGACAGAGAAGAGAAGTTGGTCGACCTTAAAAAGTCAAAGGGAACGGTTACGGAGGCACAGGATGCCAGCACAGAGATGCGTGAAGGGGAATAAACTGGAATATAAGTGGGGTGAATCTGGGACATGCTACACTTATACAGCAGGTAATGCTTCTTCAAGAAAAAGAGCTAAAGCTAAAGCCGAAAAGCAAGGCAGAGCTGCTTATGCTTCAGGCTATAAAGCAAATAAATAACACATAAACCGGAGGTTTATACATGAGCAAGTACGATTTAGCTGACGTGAAGTCAGTACAGAAGTTTCTATTAAAACAGAAGGAAGTTTATGATGCAGTGAACGCACAACTGCCAGAAGACGCAAAAAAGCTGGACTATGATTCGTTTACAGACGATTTCTACAAGGCTAACGATGGGATTCTTAAGAACAGAGATGCTCTTAAGCAGGAGAAATTGACACTTAGTGAAGAATTTGAAGCATTTAAGGCAAATACGGATGAAAAAATAAGCTCTATTGACGAAAAACACAAAAATGACTATAATGCATTAGTGAAAGAGCGTGATGAACTGAAGACTGTCTTGAAAGATGGAAATGTTGATATTGATGGGATTAATGCCAAACATGAAGCTGCTATGGCTAATCTGAAAGCAGAGTATGATGGTATGCTTACTTCTAAAACTAAAGAGTTGACAGAAGCAAATGAAGGGCTTACCAAAGAAACAACAAAGTTCAAGGATATGTTCTTTACTAAATTAAGAAAGGAAGCCCTTTCTGAACAATTGGATAGAGTCGGTGTTAATCCTGAGGACAGAGCGCTGATTATACAGGCAAATTTGAGCAGAGCTGAGATTGCAGAAGATAAAAACGGCAACTATAAGGTTGATTTTCGAGTTGACAATGAGACAACTGTTGATGGTACTAAATTCTGGGATTCTTGGGCGGCAGATAACCAGCGCTACCTTAAAGCATCAGATAATTCTGGTGGTGGGGCGGTTGGTGGAGCAAATGCTCAGCCGGCAGACGCAAAGGCGCAAGTTATACAGAAACTACAAGACCCTAATACACCACTCAACGAATGGATGCGTCTCAATGATCAACTTAAATCTACAGAATAAAAAATATTGATTTAATTTGATGGAGGAATTTTTATGGCAAATGTAAGTGGAACGGCTACTTATTGGAATAGTCTTAGATATGAAGGGCGTCTTTGGACAGCAGCATCTGTACCAGGACAAAATGGTACAGGAACTCCCTTTCTCACTCTCATGGGTGGGTTGAACGCAGATAATATGCGAGTTGTCCCTGATTTTGATTTTGCAATGGTGAATGAGTATACATTCCCAACCGCAGCACAGCCGGATATTACTGAAAATGCATCGGGCTCGGCTCCTACAGCAGTATCGCCTATTGATAGTCAGGCAAGAAATGCTTGTGGTATCTATCAGGAAAGTGTAAACGTGACATACAAGAAGCTGTCTACTGAGGCTCGTATGGCTACTGGTATTGTTGAGGATGGAGTTGGTTATTGGGCATCTGAGGGCGACCCTATTCAGGATGCTATTAGCCGAAACAAAGCATACGTGATGACCAAACTTGCACGTGACTACAACTACACAAGTCTTAACGGAGCATTCGCACAGTCTACTGATTCTGATACTGCTTCCAAGTCTCGTGGTGTTATCACTGCTGTTACTACTAATGCTGTGGCTGCAAGTGGCGCTGAGCTTTCTGAAGCGCTGTTGCAGGAAGTGTTTGGTAATCTTTCGGATAGTACGTCTAATCAGGCGTTTAATGCTATGCCTATCATGTTTGTGCCTTCAAAGCAGAAACAGAATATTTCTAAGATTTACGGCAACCAGCCAGAGTCTTGGAATATTGGTGGGGTAGATATTCAGCTGATTTATACTGACTTTGGTCCTATTGGTGTTATTGTTGAGCCTATGGTTAATGTCTCTGATGCTTCTACGGATACTATCCTGATTGCATCTATGGCTGCATGTAAACCTGTGTTTAATGAAGTTGTCACTGACCAAGGAAATGCTGGACTTCTGGTATATGAAGACCTTGCTAAGACTGGTGCTGCTTACAAAGGGCAGTTTGTTGGGCATATGGGACTGGATTATAGCCATGAGAAAATGCATGCTAAGCTGACTGGGCTTGCTCAGACTAGAATTTAATTATAATAAATGGAACTAATGTGGGGGTATATCCCCCACTACATTTATAGGAGAGAGATATGTTAAAGAGTTATTCTATTAAGAATACTGCATTGAGAACTGCATTATTTAATAAATTCACTGTACGGTTACAGGCTGATGATGCTATTGCTGCAAATAGACTTGTAGCTGCAAATGCAAGTACGGGTGCTGTTGAAGCTGCAGGGGCAGATAGTATGCAGGTGTTGGGTGCTAATCAGGATGTTGCTAGAGTTGCTGATGATTATTTTTATGTAGAGCAGGGTGTTGTTACATTGACTGCTTCAGAAGATGTCGTAGCTGGCGAACGTGTGAAAGCAGCTGCTGATGGTAAGATTGCCTTATGGGACAATACTGCTGATACTGCTGATATGCTTGTAGGATACGTTCTTGTAGGCGCTGTTGCAGATGCTGACGCTATTGTAAATTTACTGTAAGATTGATATAGTGTAGGTGTTCTTAGCAGTGCTAGGGACACCTATATTTTTATAAGGAGATTAGGATGACATTTATAGGAAAAGGAATTGTATGGGATGCTATAAAAAAGAAAGCATTATGTAGATTTGGTATGAATGGGCTACTTGACACGACTGATAGTTATATTATAACTAGATTGAAAGAGCTTGGTTATGCTGAAGCAAATAGCACAGAAATGGTCAGTGTGTATGAATGTAATAGTGTGAATGTTGATTGGAAAGAACGTTATGATATTGAGCATGATATAGTGATGCAGTTACGTAGAGAACTTGCTTCATATAAGGCAGATGTTAAAGCAGATGTTAAAGCGCCAGTACAGGCTACACCAGAAGTTGTTGTTGAAGATAAAGAGCCTGTTACAGATGAGATAGAGTGTTACACTATTGATGGAGTTGAGATTCCTGTACATTACGAAGACCTTGGAGTATTCAAGCTAAAGGCACTGCTAAGAGCAGTAGACGGTCTTCAAGGGAATGAGTATAAAAAAGTGACTAAGGATTTTGCTATTAAATTGATGGCAGACTTTCTCCTTAGTAAAGGATATTAACTATGAGAGATGTTCGTGAATATACGTTGCTTGATGCTGTAGAGGCGTCTGGTGCCAGTACTGCAGTACATGTATTGCAGTATAATATATATACATTTCAGATAACAGCAGATAGCATCACTGATGGTGCTACACTTTCTATAGAAGCTTCTTTGGATGGTGATAATTGGGCTTTATATGAAACCTACACCCTTACTGCAGATGGTACACAGATATATACCATATCTAAAGAAAAGGTAAAATATGTGCGTGCTAATCTGTCTAGTTACACAGACGGAACGTATACTGTACTATTGCTAGCAGGTGTGTGATGGAATATATAAACGGCGATTTACAAATAGATAGACTTACTTCTGTTGAGATACAAGATACATGGGAAGATTTACGCTTCTCACTTATCGGTAGGCGGTTAGATACTGCAGCAGGTAGAATAGATTATAACTATGATGAAGTCGCCGTGAACTATAATAATGGCATATAGATGGTTTAATATGGGTGATGCTGTGCCCTCTACATGGTCATTAATCCCAGTTAATGGATGTGTTATTCCCTATACATCAGGTAGTATTTCACAGTTATGCGAATTTGTTGATTTTGCTAAAGCAGATGATACGTTGAGTTCTATTATGCAGGTGAAATTGTATAGAGACATTACAAATGCTTCTGGTGAATTCGCTGGTGCTGATGCTTATACTGGGGACGTATTGTTAGTAGAATATGATATTCATTACATAAGTGATACTACTGGCTCTGCACAAGAATATGCAAAGAGGTAAATTATGATATTTGTGGTTGAAGATGGTACTGGAAAGAGCGATGCTACTTCATATGTTGCACTGGAGTATGCTGAAATATATGCTGATTCATTTTTCAGTGATACAGAGTATACTCTTTGGAGTAATGCCAATGATGAGACACTGAAACGTTTATTAAATAGAGCTTCTGTGTATCTTGATAGAACATATGTATTCCATGGCGAACGTTCTTTAGCTACACAAGCATTAGAGTTCCCAAGGGCTTCTTTATATGACACGCTAGGCAATGAAATTACCGGTATTTCTACTGTTATACAGCAAGCTACTTGCATAGCTGCTAGTAAAATGCTAAGTGGTGTAGAGTTGTCTCCTGATATGGATAGACGCACTATACGAGAAAAGATAGATACTATTGATATTACATATGCTAGTGATAGTAGCTCTTATAAGAGATTCACTGAGCTTGATAATTTGTTAAAGAGTTCTGGGTTTATAAAAAACAACCGTAACAGTAATGTAAATATACGGCTTACACAGGGGTAATCTATGGATTATAATGCGTTAAAAGCAAGAGCAGAATCATTGTTAGATAGATTTTCTGACTCTATAATCTCATATACTAAAACTGATTTGACTGGATATACTCAGGTGTATAATCCTGCCACAAATGATAAGTTTTGGATGAAAGATGGTGTAGAGGTGCCAGCCCCTGCACCTACCACATATACAGGTACATGCTTAGAAACAGCGATAAATGATTATTTCAGAGCACAAGGTTATGTACGAGAAAATGATAAAATTGTAATTACAAGTGCTATTCCGAAACCTTCCATGGGAGAGAAAGTCACTATAGATGGTGAAGAATACCACGTAGTAGGTGTTTCTGAAATAAAGCCTAGTACTGTATCTATACTGTACCGGATAACAGTGAGGAAATAATGGGAGATTTTGGCATACAAACAGTAAATGCAATAGATACATTACTAGATAAAGCCAGAGAAACATTTAATATTACTTCAACTACAGCGTACGAGCTTGCTGTAAGTAAAACTCCTATGAAGAGTGGAGCTGCTATCAGCGATTGGAAAGTGTCAGTAGGTGGCGGTTCTGAAATAACATTGATAGATTTTAATAATCCAGAGAATAATCCTGCGAATGCTTCTACTAGATGGTCTAATACAACATCACATATGCTTGGGCAACAGTTTGGTAATATATTTTATGATTGGATACGTGATGAACCTATTATGCAACATTATACATTGATAAATAGGACTCCATATATCTTACAATTAGAGAATGGAACCTATAGGGGACATCTCTATAAAAAAGGCGACTCTTTCATAATGCCTTATTATTGGGGAAATCACACACCGTTTAGGCTAACACGAGGGGGTGTGTCTTATAAACTAAGACAATTACATGCAGCTAGAGGTATGGTTAAGGATGCTGCACGTAGGGCTGCTAGAACTGAATATCCTAAACTTGCAGCTATATATAACAAATAGGAGATAGTGGATGAGTGGTATTACTACAGCAGAATATGACATAAAGACAGTGTTGCAAACACCTTTAGCTTCTCTTACATCTATTGCATCTGATCATGTTGTATATATGAATACTATATACACAAATAATGATAATGAACCTTTTATTGCTACATATATTGTAGGTTCCGGCACAAGACAGGCAGGGCTAGGCACATATGGAAAGCAAGTATATGATGGGATATTTCAGATAAATATATTTGTACCTGTAGGTAATGGACTTTCTATTTTGAATACTATTACAAGTGAATTGAAATCTATATATTTTAGAGGTGCTACCTTGTATAATGATGAAATATCAGTAAAATGTAAGATAGCTTACGAAGGTACAGCAGACCATGATGATGATTGGTATATGTTACCGTTTAACGTAGACTATTACGCATACGTTGATAATGAATAAATTTTGGAGGATATATTATGGCATTTAGTTCTGGCGCACAAAGAGATTTATATTACGCTATAGAAACTGATTTCGGTGATGGGGACAACCTTGACGAAATGAAAGAAGTTAGAAATATAGAAGATTCTATTAGTTTAGCAAGAGATAGTTTTGTTTCCGAGGAGCGAAGAGGAGACAGGGGTATTCATGACATGAGGCTGGGTAATAAACAACCAGCAGGGGATATTTCGTTTGAATTTAGTTATGAAGCATTTGATGACTTTCTTATGGCAGCTCTTGGTGCAACAGCGTGGGTCAACGCTTATGGTACTGTAGCGCCTGACGTTACAGTAGTTGCTTCTACTCGTGTGATTTCACGTACAGACGGTAGCTGGATTACTGATGGTATTAAAGTTGGGGACCCTGTCACTATTGCAATGACAAGTTTTACAGCAGATGCTGTTGGTGTTATTGCTAGTGTTACTGCAACCGATATGACACTAGAAACTGGCGTTACTGGACTTGAAGATGTGACAGTGGCTGAAACTGCAACAGTTACTACTACTGCTACTGTTATTAAGAAAGGTAGTAAAGTACATTCATTTGTTGTAGAGAAAGCTTTTACCGATATTAGTGAATATCAGCTTTATACCGGTGGTATAGTGAACACTATGAGCTTGGACTTGAGTTCTAAAATGATTACAGGGTCTTTTGGGATGCTGTTCAAAGATGCAGACAATGATAGTTCAGCTTTCCATACAGAAACACCTTCAAACGTGTCTACGAGTAAACCATATGATGGATTTACTGGGTATATTAATGAGGGTGGTGTTGTTTTAGCAGAAGCTTCTAGCTTCTCATTCTCACTGGATAACGGTTATAACAGAAACTTTGTTCTTATGCAGACTACTTGTTCTCAGATGACAAGTGGAAAGTCTAATGTAACTGGGTCTGTTACTTTGTATTTTAAGGATAGTCTTGTTTATGCTAAGTTTGTGGAAGAGACAGAATCTTCTGTTGAGTTCCAGCTTAAAGATGATGAAGGCAACGCCTATGTTGTAACATTACCAAGAATCAAGTATACTACAGCAGACACTCCGGTAGCGAGCGATGATGCAATTGTGAATACGATGAGTTTTCAAGCATTGGATGATGCTACTGAGAAAACTAACATTATTATCAGGAAACAGCCAAAGGTGGCATAAATTTTTATAGCCCCTCGGTATGAGGGGCTTATTTATCGATTAGGAGAGACATATGATTGAATTTGGAAAGTATAACGTAAAAGAACTTGCGAACGAAGGTGTAGAATTTCAGTTTGAGGACATTGCTTCAGGTGAATATATTCCTACAAAATTTGTAGTGTATGGCATGGACAGTGATGAGATTAACAAAGCTCGTAAAGAGTTTAGCGCTGTTACAGACAACAAGCATGTAACTGATGCAAAAAAGAAAATGGCTATGAGACGGTTCTTGGCTGAATGTGTGAAGTCTTGGGATGATTCCCCAGAAACTGGTATTGCTTTTCAGGGTAATCTTATCAAGAATGGTGATAGGGAGGCTCTCATAGAGATGCTGAGTTTCTGTCCCCAGTTTGAAGGACAGCTTAGTGATTTCATTACGGACCGTACTAATTTTTTATCGAAATAAGACAGTCTCTTCGTGAGACTGCGGAAACTAGGATAGACTTGACATATCCTAGGAAAGATGGCTCAATTTTATTGGACCATCTTTTACATATAGAACAAACAACAGGCAGGAGGGATAGGTTATTAGATAAGCTGAACCCTCCTGAATGTTATGCTGATATTTGGCGTATTTATTGGAGAATTCGTAGAAGTGATTCTTTTTCATTTAACGAAATTTTAGCCTATAAACAATTAACAGGAGAAGTTATAGAACGGTTTGAGGTGGATGAGTTATTACGAATTGATGCTTTTATCGAACATAGGTTATCATTTCATAAAAATTCTAAAAAAGATAAACCCAGCTAGGGGGAGTTATGGCAACAGAAACCAGTACACTAAAATTTGTAATACTTAAAGAAGATAAAGGCAAGACGCTAGATTATCTAAAAGAGTTAAAGGTGGCTGCCTATGACGTAGATGCCAGTATAGATAAACTGCAACAAAGGATTCACGATGCACAAACCCCTATGCATAAACTTTCCACTTCTGCTAAAGGCACAACTGACACCATGGAGCGTATGCAAAAAACGCTTAATGGTGTTAGTCTTGCATCTAATAAACTGCAGAAAGAAGTAGATATCGGGTCTATCAAACTACAGAGCCAATCTACTGTATTAAAAGACGCTGTACAAAATCTCACAACATATAAAAATCAATTAACAGCTAATACTCAAGCTATCGCCAGTTACTCTGCTGGTAGTGAACGTGTTGCTGTTATTGAACGTGCTAAAATAGACGCAGTAAATAAAGCAATTGCTACGTATGATTGGTATTCTGAGGCTATCAAAAAAACATCAGATGCAGAAGACGAATTAATAGCAGAGTATACAAAACTTGAAAAAAGTATATCAAACACTATGGATGAAGAACATGCAGAAATACTTGTGAAAGAGCAACTTGAGGTACAGAATAAAGCTGAAGCTGCTGCATTGCAACAACAGCTCTTATTAAGAGAACAGTCACAAATAGCTATACAAAAAGATGTAGCTATGGTTAAATTATCAACAGCTTCTCAGAAGAATGAAGTCGCTGTCAAAAAAGAAGCCACAGCTATATTAACTGCTTATACAAAAGAAACAGCTAACACACTACAAACAGTGAATAATTATACTGAAGGCATCAATAGATTATCGGCAGTAGAAAGTGCTAAGATTGCTATAAACACACAAACCACGCAAGCCCAAAAAGAGCAACAAGTAGTATTGGAAGGTACTACCCATAAAATAGCACAATTACGCACACAGCAAGGACAACTCACAAAACAGATAAAAAACACTACAGATGTTGCAAAATTAGCAGAGTTAGAAGAAGAACGTAGTATTGTTATAAAAGAAAAAGATATACAAGTGACAAAGCAAAAATTAGCATTAAAGGCTAACGAGTCACTAGTGGCTAAGCAGAACGCTAGTACCATAAAATTAGAAAGTATAGCTCAGAAGAATAAAACAATCATAGATAAAGAAGCCTCTGTGATTCTTAATGCATATAATAACCAAGTAAAAACTGTGATAAAAGAAACACGCACACATATTGGTGTAATGGATAAAAATATAACAGCACATAGAAACGCCCTTAAAATAAAAGAACTTGCCATTGCTGCCGAGAATAGCTATGATAAGGTCATTGAATCCACGAAAGCAGCTTATGCATTAGAGACTAATACTATTAAAAAGAATACATTAGCTTTGAAGTTAAATGTGTTAGAGAAGAAAAAAGCAGCTATAGCTACTACACAAGCTCAAGGAGCGCAAGTGTTAGGTACTGTTGGTGCTAGTACCACAAATTATAGTTTTACAAATAATATCACAGGAATAGATACATATGTAGCAGGATTACAGCGTCTTAGCGCAATAGAACAAAAAAGAATTTCTATAAATACACAAGTAGCTATGGCAGAAGAGACTCATAAGAGAACTGTTGATGCATTACGTATAAGTATTGAGAATGCTAGAGATGCTACTGAAGAGTCTATCTATACAGCAAAATTACAACAAACCATTGACATGCACACAACTGCTCTTACAAAAGCAAAGACAGAATTGCTTAAATTAGAAACAAAAGCCCGTGATAATGATAATGCTATCAGAAAAGAAGCCTTAATATATACTGAACAATATAATGATTTAGCTAAAAAAGAAATGCTGCATATGCAAGCTTCTATTGGCATTATACAAAAAGGACAAACATTACTCAGCTCACGTAATACACTAAAACGTACTGCTAATACTTATGCTAACCAATATACACAGGCAATCATACGAGAAAGTAAAGCAGAGCAATTAGCTATTAATACAAAAGAACGTCATGTACATGTTGTACGTAAATTAGCGTTAGAAGAAGCTAAGAAGACACTTATGCAGAAAAATACTATTGCTATCAGTAAAATGCAAACACAGTATTTCAAACAGTTTTCTACGCAAATGAATGCTACAAGTAATGCGGTAATTAGATTTGGTAGAACATTATCCCGATATCTAACAACGGCTCTATTAGGTGCAGCAGCTGCAGGTGTGAAGATGGCAGCTAGTATTGAATCACAGATAAAACGTTTTGGTATATTAACACAGAATATGGAAAAAGGTGCTAGATTATATGAACAGCTTGTTGAATTTAGTGCTAGAACACCGTTCCAGCTGAATGAGTTAGATGATGCTGCACAAATCCTCTTAGCCTACGGTAGTAGTGCAAGTGAAGTCATGGATGAGTTACGTAGATTAGGTGATGTTGCTCAAGGTGATTCTGATAAACTAGAACGTGTAGCAATGTCGTTTGGTAAAGTGCGTAGCCGTGGTGTAGTTCATATGCGTGAATTGAATAGATTCATCATGTCTGGTGTGCCTATCATTGAGCAGTTAAATAAGAATTTAGGTGTCACTGGTGAAAAACTCTTTAAGATGGTTGAAGGTAATACGATTACATTTGCACATATCAAGACGGCACTCACTGATTTAACGAATGAAGGTGGAAAATTCTATAACATGACTCAAGAGATATCAACGACACTTGAAGGGCGCTTTAGTACAGCATTAGATAACTTAAAACTTAACTTAGCTTCACTAGCTGATGGGTATACAGATAGTATCAAAAAAATCCTAGAAAAATTCATTGATTGGTCGCAAGGATTTAGAGCGTTAAATGACGAATCTCAGAAATTGATTGTAACTATTGGGATAGTTACTGCTGCAATAGGACCATTAACAATAGTTATAGGTACTGCTATTAAAAGTATTTCTTTAGCGTTAAAATTTAATTGGAAACTGTCACTTGCATTAACAGTATTAGCAGCAGCAATAAGCGCTGTTTCTTATGCTATATTTCATAGCAAAATGAAAGAAGCAGCCCAAGCTGCAAAAGACTTAAAAGAAAAAACTGTCGCTCTTACGAATGCTAACACATATGCAGAGGCTTCTTACTTAGGATTATCTAAAGAAGCTTATGAATTAACAAAACTCTATAATGCAGAAACTGCGGCAGTTTCTTTACTTATGGAGAAAGAGCAATTACGTAGAGACCTCGATAAAGGCTTTAAGAAGCCTAAAGCATTAAAAGAAGAGTTAAATATTCTTATAGACATTGCACGCATGTATAGTATGCTTAAAAGCACTATGTATATGTATGCAGATGATGATTTTAATGTAGAAGATTATACTAATAGCGCAGAGGCTATCATCACTCAACTTACAGCAATGCCTGATAAAGAAAAGTTACGTAAGATGATAGAGAAATCTACTGGTACAGAATTTATTGGTGAAATCACAGCACAGTCTTTAAGAAATATAGACTTAGATAAATTAATCCCTATATTAGTAAAAGAGATTGACAATTTCTGGGATAAAGCAGAACAATCATGGAAAAAAGCAAAAGAAGAGCGTCTTAATTTTCTAGAAAATAAGGATACAGATGCTTTGAGACAAGCTTTAGGTATAGATGCAGATGCTATTAAAGCTAAATTTAATAAACTAGTATATGGTACAGGAAGCGCTCTTGATAATTTAAGCATAGAGTTAGATGATGGTGTATCATCATTAAGCACAGGTTTAAATAAATTACGTACACGGTTAATTGCCTTAAAGAATATTAAAAAAGACTTGGAAGAAGAAAACAAGCGTAAATATTTGACTGATTTCATAACCTATGTGTCTGAACACCCCACAGAGATACCTGTAAAAGTTATGCTATCAAAAAAAGACCTTGATGCCTATGATAAAGCTACACAAGCTGTCATTGATGAAATGCTTGGGATAACAAAGGCTAGAATTTCAGAGATAAAAGATGAAGCTGCTCAAGAAAATGTAATTGTAAGTTTCTTAGGATTAGATACGTTCAAATCTAATAAAGAAATAATACAAAGTCAATTAAATGCTGTGTCTTCTGAAATCACAGCATTAGTAACTAGTAGGATATATACTACAGAAGATTTAGAATTCTTTAAACTTAATCCTGATTTAACTCCTGCTGACTTAAAAGTATTAAAGGATTTTGCCAACAGCTTAAGCATAGAAATGAATAAGCTATTAGATGAACAATCATTAGAAAAATATCATGCAGATACAGTAAAACAGCAAACAGCATTAGTTGAAGCTTATATTACTGGCGGTATTAAAGAAGCAAAGAAAACGCTCATGGAAGCAGACTTGGCGCAGTCATACAAGGAATTAGGTGTTGCGTTAACTGATGCTGGTATAAGTTATAAGGATGCTCTTAAGTATATGGAAGAAGGCACATTAGCTGACCATCTTGACGCCGAAGTAATACAGATGCTTATAGTAGCAGAAAATGGTTATGATGCTTTACAGGAATTATTAAAAGGTGAAGTTAAAGAAGCTGAATATAATCATGACGCTCTCATTAAAGCATTTGTAGGTGGCCCAGATGCATGGCAAGATTATCTAGACCAATTACAGTTAGATGTCTTAATGAAAAAGTTAGGAGATGAGTTACAACAAGCTTCTGTAGCACAGGGTATATCTGTAAAGGCTATACTATTACAATCTACTGCATATGGTAATGAAAATGCTATATCATTGCTTGTTTCTCAAATTAACGCCTTGCTAAATAAGGCTACTGATAAAGCTATTGAAATTTATGAAACTCCTACTGACTTGTTTGAGGCATTCTTAGGTACTCCAGATGATTGGAAAGAGTATTCTGATAAAATCGCTCGTGAAGCTAAATTTGATACACTCAAAGATGCTCTTGTTGCTTTAGGATATACTACAGAAGAAGCTATGCGTGAATATCTTGAAAAAGGTGATTATACAGCATATATTAAAGAAATACTTACAGGGTTTGTGACAGAAATTGAAGAACAAGCTGTCTCACAAGATGCAATAGAAGCATTCCTAGGCACTCCAGAAGATTGGCAAACATATGTAGAGAAAATAAAACGTATGGAATTTATGAAACAATTAGCTGATAGCATCACACTTCCTAAAGGTATGGGCATTATTGAGTTCTTTGATGAAGGTGATTTCACAGAAGAACAACAAGAACTTATTGATAAACTAAAAGTAGTCATTACAGATATAAAAGACCTTGAATGGCAAGATGCTCTTATGGAAGCATTGGGAGTTTCTGAAACGAGTATGTTTTATGATATATTGACTGGACTTGCCTCTGCGGTACGTAGTCAACTAATACCAGCTTTTGAAGATTTAGGAAAGAGCTTAAAAGAAGGTGCTACATTCGGTGAAGGGTTCGCTGCATCTATGGCAGGTGTTGCTCAAGCTATCATGGAAGCATTACCTGCATTATTGATTGAATCAGGCATAAAATTACTGTTAGATAGTGATAAATCTAATGATGATAAGGGTTGGGCGTTACTAGCTGCAGGTGGCGGTATAGCTATGCTAAATGGTTTCATAAGCGGAGAAGCAGAAGGTACTGCTTCAACAGGGTCTGGTGCTATCACATATTCAGCAAAAGGTGATGTGTTCAAAGACGGCTACATTGCAAATAGTATGATTACACGCAATACTCCTACAGGTGCAAGTGTAATAGGGGAAGCCGGTAGTGAAGCCGTGTTGCCCCTCACACGTGGCTCTGATGGCAAATTAGGTGTGAGCGGTGGCGGTAGTAATACTAATGTATATGTTACTGTGAACAATAATTCACAAGCTAATGTAGAAACCAAAGAACGTAAGAATGCAGATGGCACAACAAGTATAGATGTGTATGTGTTAGATGTAGTAAAACGTGGTATGGCTTCAGGGGAATTTGATAAAACTATGGGTGCTACATATGGAACACGGCGTCAAGGAGTACGATAATGACAGAAATAGATTGGGATATAGGTTTACCAGAGTTTACTAATCAATCAGGTTTTGGTGAAACTAGAGCAAACGCAAAATTAGAAACTGAAATGGATTCAGGGCCGAACCTACAGCGTAGTTTGTTCACAGCAGTGCCTGTACGGTTCTCTATCCAAATTACATTAACATCTGCACAAGTAGATATATTTGATGTATTTTATACTACTACATGTAAAAATGGCACATTACCCTTTAATTGGGTACACCCACGTAAAACTACACAAGCTGTTGAAATGCGGTTTGTAGGTGAACTACCTTCTACTACGGCATTCGCCTATAATGCTTTTGTAACTACATTCACTGTAGAGGTGCTACCATGAGACCAATTAGTACTATATTTAGAAATGATTCTCAGAAACAATCTCTAGGTAGCCCCTATGTGACATTACTTACATTAAATTATACCGGAGCAACTGTTCCATTACATTTTGTAAACAACTACCAAGCTATAGAAAGCAATGGCGTTACCTATGAGCCTTTTGCGTTTGACTTTACTATGCCGCAGGAGGGCGAGACAATCCGTCCTGCTAGACTGGTTATCAATAACGTAGATAGACGACTTGCTGAATTTGTTATGCAAGTACCTTCTGGTGAAATCATAACAGTCACAGAACGCTTGGCAGATGCTACAAGAACTTCTATATTATCTGATAATGGTATAGAAATCACACGTGAATATATATTACGAAATGTACAGGTTACAAGAAAAACAGTATCTGGAGAATTATATTATCTAGAATATCTGAAATATGCATACCCAAAACTACGTAAAACTCCAGACAAGTTCCCTGGAATCTTCTAAACCACCCTTCAGACTTACGAGGATTCGCACCACAGCATTTATATGCAATAGGAGTACATATGGACAATAAATACATAGGTATCCCGTACAAGCTACATGGGAGAGCCTCAACAGGATGTGATTGTTATGGCTTAGTATATCTCTATTTAGCAGACCATGGATATACCTTGCCAAAATATGATTTTTCATATACACTGGAGCAAGCAGAACATGAGATTACAGTAGAGCGTGCTTTGTTGTTAGGAGAGCGTATAGACACTCCAGAGGAATGTGCTATAGTGTTGTTGTATATGGGAGAATATCCTGTACATATGGGGGTATATACGGAAAACGGTATACTACATGCCTCTAGTACAAAAGATAGTATATTTGAACCTATATATGCACGTTCATTACAAAGATTTACTAAAATGGAGTTTTATAGTGTCAGTAAAAGTTATTGTACAACCTAACCCTTTTTCATCTGAAAAAGAAATTATTGAATATGACTCCGTAGATTACACTATACAAGAACTATTTGATTTACAGAAGATAGATATTCCTATAGAACAATGTATTATTATTCTTAATGATACTGAGATAACTGAAAATTATGCAGAAATAAAGCCCTATATAGATGACACATTGATTATTAAAGTATTACCAGCAGGTAGAGATGGTTGGAAAATAGCCACAATGATAGGAGTTGGTGCCCTTGTAATTGGTATTGGTATTGCTACTGGTGGTATGTCATGGGGTCTTATGGCTGCAGCAAGTCAAGCTGCATGGATTGCAGGCGGTATCTTTGACTATGTATCACCACCAGAAGGTCTAAATGTAGACCCTACATATTCTATGCAAGGGAAACTCAATGCACAAGAGCAATATCAGATAGTCCCTGTTGTATATGGTACTACAAAGCTAACACCTAGTTATGGTGGTAATGATTATACAGATAATGTAGATACTACAGAGAGATTAAGTGCTACAAGCCAAGAAACCCCTCAGATATTTAAGCAAAACCAATATCTTCATCAGTTATATGTAATAGGATATGAGCCTAGTGTAGTGAATATGATTCAATTAGGGGATACTACACTTGCAGAACGTGTGTATGAAGAAAAAACTGTGACTATACAGGCTACACAGAACACTATCACAGGTAGTGGTTTTAATACCACTATGATAAAAGCTGGTTCACGTGTCTTGATTCAAGGTGGATTAAATGAAGGTGAATATCAAGTAGAAAGTGCAACCTATACTGTTATTACATTAAAAGATACCTACACACTACAAACTGAAACTGCTACTATCACGCTCTCATATTTACAAAAGACTGGTATCTATACTGATGTTGATATTTCATTTGGTTATAATGGAGCGATGCCAAAACATTACCCATATCAAGTAACACAGACATCTCTCAATAAAAACTGTACATATGATATTCCTCAATACTACACAACATCTATGAATGTGAAACATGCAGATATAGAATTAGGATTATTACAAGGTATTGGAAAAATCAATTCAAATTCAAAGATAGTAGGAAAACAAGTTGATTTTACTATTGAATATAAATTAAAAACTGATACTACATGGACAACTGCGTATACGGATTTTATAAGAGGCGGTACACGTAAAAGTGTTAGGACTGCTTATACTATAGATTTTCCTGTTAGAGGTCAATATGATATCAAAATTACTAAAACCAATATAGACCATCTTGATGCTGCTTACTTAGAGAATCTGACATGGACAAATATACGTACACAGCAAGTAGATACAGAAAATAATTATATTACACCTATAGATGCTGATACTGCCAGTACATTAGTCATCATGGCATTACGTATTAAAGCATCAGAACAGTTATCAGGTACAATAAATAATCTAAATGTAGTTGTGAGTAGATTTGCAAAAGATTATGATAGTGACACAGATACGTGGATTGTACGTGAAACTAACAATCCTGCTAGTTTATTTGTCGAAGCATTGACGAATGAATCATTAACACAACACCCTATACCGTTTACTGAAGAATACTTTGATATGCCATCTATAAAAGCTTTTCATACATGGTGTGAAACTGAAGGGTATACATGTAATGGTGTGTGTAGTACTGAAACAACATTAGAACAAGAACTTACACTTATCTGTGGTACTGCAAGAGCAACGTTTGCTGTGATAGATGGTAAATACACTATACTTCCAGAAATTGAACGTCCTAATCCTATACAGATGTTTACTGCTAGAAATATGATTAAAGACTCATTTAGTGTTTCTCGTGTGTTAGGAGAATTACCTGATGGAGTTACAGTACAGTTCATTAATGCAAATGTAGGGTATAAAGTAGACACTATCACTGCTTCTGACTCAGATAACCCTACTAATGCTGAAACTATAGAAATAGCATACGTAGATAACGTTATACAGGCTTATAATTTAGCAAGATACTTTCTTAATTCAATGCAGATACAGCAGAGGATATTTAATTTTACTACATCTATGGACGCACTTGTTGCTACAAGAGGTGATAAGATATTAGTACAGCATGACGCAGCTCTTCTAGGATTATGTTCAGGGCGTGTGTCTAACTATACAGTAGATAGTGGGTTAATCACTCAACTCATAGTAGATGAAGCTTGTACTATGGAGGCTGGTAAAGAATATGGTATCCTCATAAGAACTGAAGATGATTTTGTCACATACAAACTTATCACATATGAAGGTACTACAAATACACTCTATCTAGATCAGACAGTAGTAGAAGATGAAATACTCATAGGAGATTTATTCAGTTTTGGAGAGTATAATCTAGAAACATCTGAATGTGTCATCACCAGTATAGGTTATAATGCGAATCTAGAATGTACAATAGAAGCAATAGAATATGACAGTGCTGTGTATAACCTTGCTGAGATGCCGGTATGGTCGAGTGGTATCACCTCATTAGGTAGTGATGCTCCTTATGTAAACACATCTACATATGGTGATATTGATGCTACATTACAAAGTATCATAGAGCGTCAAAACAATTCTACTAATATAAAAGTATTCCAAGAGCAACCTTCTCCTCCTTATTTTCTAGGAGACATATGGTTAAACAACACAAGACTATATGATTGTGTGATTGAAAAAGAAGAGGGAGAAACATACAGTGTAGCAGATTGGCGTTTACGTAGTTCATCCACATTTGATGTATTAAACAAAGACACGTTTAATATAGAGAATCCTGAACATAGATGGCAACAAATACCGGGAGATGGTGTGCCTTATAATCTATTAGCAAGTACTACGTATGAAGCGTCTAGTGGAGAAGCTACAAAAGCTAATATATTAGTGAATGATGGGGTAGATTGGCAGAGTATAAACAGTTTAAGTGCTATACAGGTCAATGCAAGCGGTGCTTCACATATAATAACAAAGAGTAATGGTATCACTGCTTTTGTAGGTGGTAGATATACAAATAATGGATATATGGGAGAAAGCTACACAAATAAAGTAACAAGCCCAGTAACACAAGATATCACAGTAACAGGACATGTGGTTGTACAAACCTATAGAGGCACGGTGTCTTGTAGTTACGGCACAGCTAGTTATAATACTCCATTAGAGTTTGATACTTCAGGAGAGACTCTCACATTTACTATGACAGATGCTCAATATGTGTCAATAACAGAGACTGACTTTATCCCTCCCTATGTAAACGGAACATTCACTGCACATTATGACACACAAACAGTAGATGGTAGCTTGACAGTATCAGTAAAAGTTGTTAATATACCTATAGATGATACGTATCCTATATGTCATATCTATGGTGATACTGATAATTATATTGATTTAGCGTTGAAAGATAATGCGTTACTGCTTTCAGGGAAAGCTTCAGGTTCTAGTTTTATGGATTATATAGCTATCAGTGCAGGGCAACATACATTTAGCTTGAACTGGGGCACGGGAGTTGCACTATCTATAAACGGTAATCCTACTGATTATACGGTATTGGAAAATGCATATGGTTGGGAAGATAATGTGTATGAGTATAGTTTTTATGAAGAATATGGTTTTAGTGGTGACCCTATAGTATTTAGTAGCACATTGACTACTGCATATTTAGGGTATGATGGAGAACATTATTTTAATAATACATTCATTGAGGCTACAGTATGATAGTTACAGCATATCAACCTGTCATTACGGTAACAGCTACACAACGTAATACTGATACAGCTGTTACTGTACAATCTCATACACCTATATTGTTTATCACAGCTACACAGCAAACAGTAGAACGTGATGCTGCTACTAGTACATTGATGGGTATAGGATACGCATATGGGTTTGGTGACGCTAGTTATGGCTATGATGACGATAGTTATGGCTATGTATTATATGAATATATACATGGAGAGATTACCATTGAACGATTTTAAGATAAAAACTACGGTATTATATACAATAAGAGTGTCAGTAGACAATGTATATCCCACATTCACTACTGATGTATTTACATGTATATTCAAAAACAATATCAATGATACAGACGAAGAAGCAGTACTAGTAAAGACAGGCACATTTACTGACGTAGATGGTGAGGTAAAGTTTACATTCTCAGCTACCGACACAGATATAGATGCACATCTATATTATTATGAGATTAAATGGGAAGTAAATGGTGCGGTGTACATAGTAGAGAGTTCTACGGTTGCTGTATTGAAACGAGTATTTGATTAAGGAGATAATCACATGGGAGTAAAGCGCTATAGTCAAAATGAAATATCACCCGGTGTACCTGATGAAGTCACTAGTCTAGATTTTACTAGTGATGAATGGGGAGGTGTTGAACAAGATAGCTCTATGAAGATTATCAAGGAAAGTACTCGTGCTACAGAATATGCTAAGCACACTACTATTGATAATCTAACATCAACCGACACTGATAAACCTGTGAGTGCTAATAAAGCTAAAGAATTGAAGGATGCACAGGATATTCTTAAAGGTAATGTGTCAACAGAAGGTTCTGTATTAAAAAGTATTAAAGACAATGCTAAAAATGCAACATTCACTCCTGTTGGTGGTGTAGAAGCTACTGATATTAAGGGAGCTATTGCAGAACTTGATTCAGACAAAGCAGACAAAGTAACAGGAGCTGCTGCCGGCAATTTTGCTTCACTTGATGCAGAGGGGAACCTGCTTGATTCAGGTAAAAAAGATGCAGACTACGAGGATGCAGATAGTACCATCTTGAAGCAAGCGGGTATTGTCGACAATCTCACATCAACAGACACCGATAAACCGCTTTCTGCCAACCAAGGGAAAGTACTTAAAGATGTACAGGATGTCATCAAAGGCGCCGGTTGGACCAACGAGAACCTCACCGACCATGAAGAGCGCATCAATACGTTGGAAGCCGACAAAGAAGATGCTTCCAACAAACTCACGGCCTTCCAATCCACCCCTGATGATGTGCATTATCCAAGTGAGAAGTTGGTGAAGGGCAATCTCGATGCGTTGGATACTCGCATAGAGGTTTTGGAAGAATTTAATCCCTTGGAATCATGGGCTGATGTACAGACGGCAGTCCGTGCAGGCGTTGTAGACAAATATCTGATGGTTGGCGACCAGCTTGTTGCTGATTACAATGGCACTGAATTTGTGTGGAATGTAATAGGAATCGACCATCCTAGCGTCACTCCTGTAGACTCTGAGTATACCCACACGCTAACTCTGCAACCACAAAATTGCCTATTTAATGCACAATTTTCAGCACCACAAGCAATGTATAACGCTGTTACAGCATTACCAGCAGGGACACATATTTTTACAACCGAGGGTGTCCAATATCAAGTAACAACCACAGTTGAAATCCCAGCGGGAGGGATATTACACATTGTGACAAGAGATGAATACGTTCCACTCACTCTTACTTCTTATAACGCAGACAGGGTAACAACTATTGAAACTGGGCTTGTTGTCACAACTGCTACAGGGTCAGACACACTCACCCCTATTAATAATCATGCGCGTATGCGTTACGGCTCAAATAATCCCATTGATAATGCTCTTCGCCAATTTTTGAATAGCAGTGCATCTGTATTTAATTGGGAGTCACAAGGGTTGTATGACATGCCATCACCATACGCAGGTACTGGGGGGTTTTTATACCAACTTGACCCTGAACTCGTGGCTGTAATGGGAGAGGTTGAGAATAAGGTTGCTCTAGCATCTTATGACGGCGGTGGTCAAGTTACAGTACAAGACAAAGCGTTTTTACTCTCAAGAGTTGAATTGGGGTACTACGACGATGAAGGGGTTACCACTGGCGAGTCTGTGTATGAATTTTATGACGGAGTTATATATGCAGAAAGAATCAAATTGTTATCAGGTTCTCCCCATTATTGGTGGCTTCGTTCACCTAGCGTTTCATACGTTAGTGGTGTTCGTGGTGTTCGTACTTCCGGAGGTTTGAGCTACGGCAGTGCTAGCTATGCTTACAACAGTCACGGTCTCGCCCCCGCTTGCGTTATTGTGTAGCATCGTTAATCATCAATTTAAAGAAAACATTAAAAAGAGAAAAAAGAAGTTAAAAAAATATAAATCTTTAGTTGCCGAGGGGAAAATGAGTCGAGAGAAGGCGGATGAGAGTTATATATCGTGGAAAGCTCATGTAAGCAATGGGAATTCGTATAACACCATACAAAGTATGGATAAATATTATAGAGAACTATGGGAGGCTTAAATGTCTTTTAGAAAATTGACAGTTTTGGAGCAGCTTAGAAATGAGCGTACAAGGAATGCACAATTGCAAACAAAGGTCCAAGAGCAGGAGGATGCTATTCTTGAACTCGCACAAATTATATCGGAGGTGCAAAATGGCGAAACTATACTTACGCAAGATAAATAACAACGAAATGACCTTGGAAGATGTACCACAGTTGTGGAGAGCAGAGGTTGAGGCATTGCTTGCAGAGCAGGAGCTTTCGTGATACCCCTCGACAAGCAACTCCACTTCCTATGGAGCTTCTTCCTAGCCGTGATTTTCATGAAATTCCTTCCTTTTGGGTGGCTTGTGGCACTGGCGTTTGGGGTTGGGAAGGAGATATGGGATTGGTTCAAGTACGGTCACAAGACGAAAGGTTTTGCAAAGCGGTTGCACAATCCACAGACCGATGCAGAGACACGACAGGCAAGGGATGTGCTGTATGGGTAAGGAGGTTATTATGACTGATTTAGAAATGCGCAAGAAGACAATACTTACACTTGAAGCGAAAGGGGCAACTCACCAATGAGGCACTATCCAACATTTTAGACAACAAGTATACATGGGATGGAGAGACGTTAACCGAGCGTTAATTTACTATAACACACCCTAGACACTATAGCACCATCCATGCTATAGTATTTTTATATAACTATAAAAGGTAGTACTATGAGTATAATTAAGTATGACACATTAGCAGATAACTATTTACCTACAGACGGCTCTGTGCCTATAGCTATCCCTAGAGAAAGCACTGAACTTACGTTAGCCTCTGGTGAAGCTTCTACTGCACTCTCTTTAGAAGGGTATCAACAAATAGCAATCATCTTTGAGAATGACACCACAGTAGATGTAGATTATGTGGAATTACTCGGTAATCAATCCACAGATTCCACTATAGAAATAGTGAAAGATGCTACAGCTAGTTCTGGATATGCATTGAAAATCACAGGGGCACAAACATTAGTGTTCGGTACTCCTATAAGCTATGTACCTAATATACTGAAGAAAGTGACATGTAAAGCTAAGACAGACGGTAGTGGTACGTTATATGCTTCTGTTGTTGCTTATAAGAATGGTATATACAATGGTAAGACAAGTACCAGCCTCAGTGATTATGTGAAGGTGGCGTTAGATGGTAGTGAAGTACTGGAGACTTCATATAACACGTATACAGGCTATATAAAAGGTACTGGTACTAATTATGTAGAACACAGTAGTAATACGCCTGACACCCCTTCAGAGCTTCCTGAAGGCACTGATGAGATAGCTCTGGTATTAGAGTCTACTGGTGGTATATTCTATGTTGATGTGATTAGTTTAGAAGAAGTTGAGAACTCTATTAGAGATATCCCTGATGGGAATACAGTATATACTAGTGCAGTGAACTTCAACACACGAAATGATAGAATAAGTGCTACGCCAAATACTCCTGCAATAACCACCCCTTCTACATACACATTAAATGCTGATGGTACTGTTGATATTGAATTTATATGGACATTTGATAATACTGGTGATGCTGGTAATATTGATGGATTTGTTATATTTGAACATAGTGCAACAGATGACACTGCACCTGTGTTCACTATACAACAAGCAAGTTATATAGATGCTACTAGTAGAAGTTATACTATAAGAAATGTAGTGATAAATAAATGGTATACAGTAGGGGTTCAAGCATATAGATATGTTGATGCAGATATACATGTAAATGAAATCTTAAAAAGCTCATTAGTACAGTCTACACCATACCGTCCTTCTTCAGTAGTGCCTAGTACTACTACGTATTGTATACAGCCTAATGTAGCTACATATCTAGGTAGTGAAGTATTAGGTAGTATATATATACATGGGTATTATTTTAATAACACTCGTGGTGATATAGATGGTAAAATCATATATAATAGCGCTGATACAGCGTTATATCTTGCAGTGCCTAAGGGTGTAGTGGATTGTACTGATTTCACTCTCCAAGAAGATAATACTACAGTGTATCTAGTATTAGATGGTGGTGTAGTGAAGCCTACTATCTATGATATAAATACACAAAGTTTATATAATAACACAGAGACCGTGACTACAGGTGTTATTATAGGTGAAATAGTTATATCTTATGATATTAGTACATACACTATAGTTTCGACAAATGTGTACAGTGAAGCTAGTACTATCAATGCTGTGTTAGCTAATCAAATTAACAATGCATGGAAATATTTATCAAGTGCTGTTGATGCTGAAGATTGGGCTAATAAAGTTGATGATTTAGGATTAGAGAATGCATTTACATTCTTAGCTGCGTATAAAGCGTTTATCAATAATCTCACAGTGAACACATTAAAAGTAGATAACCCAGAAGAGACAGACCCTACGAAACAATTCGTGGTTGATGTCAATAAGAACGATGGTATCAAGATGGTTTACGGTGGTGAGAAGATATTTCACTCATCTATCGCCGGTAAGGTCACCATGCGTAATGCTGAGGTTGTGGGAACATTAAGAACCGGTGAAGATGCACCTATAGATGCACGAGTTGCGGTACGTGATGACGCTGGTATTATTTCCGGTCCCACCTTTACGGGTTCTGGATTAGATGACTTATCTATACTACAAGCAGCTTCGGTTGCTGATGTGTTCAAAGCTGAGATAACAGGTGTGGGAAATGGAAATTTTATATCTACCACCTTAACTATACTCTCTAGTTTCAATTCCCCCGGTATATATCCTTCTGGTCTTACTTTTGATGGAACAAATCTTATTAGTTGTGATACGAGGGCAGATAAGATTTATGTTCATGATGGTATATCAAGTACTATACTCTCTAGTTTCAATTCCCCCGGTATATATTCTTCTGGTCTTACTTTTGATGGAACAAATCTTATTAGTTGTGATACGGGGTCAGATAAGATTTATGTTCACTCGCTAATTTACACTTTTAGTGATAGGTTCAAATGGTCAGTTGGAGCATTTCTTTCAGCAGAATTATATCTTGATACTGGAGAAACGTTTACATTAGATGATGGAACTACAGATTATGGCATCACCATAACATTTGATTCCCCCTATGGGCACACTCTTGGTGATTATTGGGAATTTGAACAAGGAGCTATGAACGGTATGATTATCCAAGATTCATCAGGTGTAGAATATCTAAAGGCATCTGGCGGTGTTGTGACTGCGACAAAACTGTATGGGGCGGTGTTTAACTAATGGCTGTAGGTGATAGTATAAATTATGCAAATGGGGCTGGTATCGATGTGGTAAATGCCTCATGGACAGCAGATAACACACTCACACCAAATGGTGGAACAAAGTATTTATACATCTGCTGTTATTCTTGGTGCTTTTATTTCGAAGGGAACTATGCGTTATTTGGGTCACCAAACCATCAGTTAACATTTCAATACTGGAACGGCTCGTCATGGGTCACGAAAGTTGGTCCGATAGAACTTAAGAATTCCTCCAGTTGGTTTACAGTGAATGATGATAATAGTTTTGGCTATACCATTCATCAAGACTCTTGTTTATGGAGAATCAAGTTTTACAACAGTTCAGGATACTACAAGGGTGAGGGTAATGGGTATTTGCATCTGCATAGATATGGCAACAGCAGAAACGAAGAGAGCTATTATAATAGCCATCTGCAAGGGAAGCTAATTTACAGCACCCCTGCCACCCAATACTTAGTCTATCAGAGTGCTGATTCACCCCCGTCAAGTTTCTCGATTTACAATTTCTCAGCACAAAGGGGAAATAAAATATATAACAGTACGCCAAAAAGTCGATTCTGTCAAGGATACTAAATTAAGGAGATAATATGGGATTACAATTTGCACTACACAAAGAAAACAATGCATTTTACACCGACTTCCCGGAAGCATACTGGGCTGTTGATAACATTGCTATGGGGAAAGATGGGAGCGCCGTCATGGTGCGCTTTGAGTTCACAGCATATCCGTCCAGAGAAGCAAAGCACTTACAGAACTCAAGGGTTGCACCGTTAGCTTTCGGGGGACCGGTATTCCCTCACGTAAATTCGGCACTCTACCAATGGGTCGGATTATTCCAAGCCGAAGAGATATTCCCCAATGGGATGCCAGTAAGTGAAGATGCTCAGAAAGATATCATGTATCCGTTTATCAAGAATTACTTGGGACTATCTGATGCTATAGACGTTCTGGAGCAATAATATGAACAGATTTCAATCAGCAAGTTATTATATCATACATATTCCTTATGGTGCAGAATCATTTAGTGATTCATATACTAAACCTGCTATTGAAGGATATATGTATGCAGAAGATGATACATTCTACATAGTCTTTAGAGCCTCTAGCACTCCTATGGACTATGTAGTGAATTTTCAATTTCCTAAAGTAAGACTAGAACCACACACACCATATAAAGCTCATGGTGGTTATGTACGTCATTACACTAGAATACACGATATGCTGTTATCTAAATATATAGAATCCCAATGCAGTAAACTGAAAATAATCGGTTATAGCATGGGAGCTTCAGTAGCCTTGATTTCAGCTTATTATTTTAATAAGATAGCATTCCCAAAAGTCACTATATTTGAACCATTAGCTGTGTGTAATAGAGACCTGCAGATATATCTAGAAGCTCATTGTGATATTCATTACACAACCTATGGTAATGATATTGTCACTAAATTATTATTCTGGAATTATCATGTAGGTTGGTGTCAGCACTTTGGTGGAAAGCGTGTATGGTGGAAGCTATCTATACAAGACCACCCCTTTAATAATATCCTACATATCCTACATTGATATATACATAAATATATGCTATACTCTACCCAAAGGTAGCATGAATGATAGATTAGAAGTAATAAATAGAGATAATTTAATACATTCAGATTTTGAGAAATGTACATTTTAGTAAGGGGACATAACGTCACATAGGGGAGTTAGATGGAAGACGGTGCGATTACACAGCAGATTAAATACAACAAAGAGAATATCGAAAAAGCACTACAAAAATATGAAGTACTGGCTGAAAAATACGGAGCAGACCATGATGAAACCATTAAACAGAGACAGCAAATAGATGAACTTTGTAAAAACTTTGATATCTTGTTTCAAAGAATAGGTAAGAATGGGTGGTCTGCTGATGTGTATAAAGGTATAAAAGAATTACAGAAAACTGTAATTGATTTACAGCAAAAAGATAGTGTACGCACTATGGAAATAAAAAGATTAAATGAAAAATTGGATGAAATTAAACTAATGACGGTGGAGTTAAAAAATAGACCTAAAAATCTATTATACAGACTTAAAGATATAGCCTATTTAATTATAGCAACTATCACTATTATGACATATTTTGGGAGTATACCACCATGGTAGACACTATAGCTAAGATAATAGATACAATCCCTAAGAAGTTTATTGTTTGGATTATTTGTTTATCTTTATTTCTGTATGGTAGATTAGACGGTACACAATTTACTAGCATCACTTTAGGTTATATATCTGCCAATATCATTAGCAAATATACACCTAAAGCAAAAAAGCTAAATTCATAGATATTGAGGTATATTCGCTAGGAATGCCTGCATTATCTCAACATCAGATTCTTCAGATTCTTCCCATAAAATCATACCTATGTTATCATGCACCCACTCCAATGGAATGGGTTGCATGGTAGCGTGTAAACAATCCGCATCATCTTCCATATCATTAAATATAATATTATCACATACATCCTTATCCTCTGTTAATGGGAATAATGTAGTGTATTTCAATAACACCCCATCAAACACAGATGTTGTCAGGTTTTTATAACGCTCAGGCATTTCTTGCTTTATAAGACGTATAATCTCTGCTCTAGAGCGTTCTATAGGATACATTGGTATATATTTGAGTATCATATAATCTAGATGTGTGATGTGTTTTTTCATCTTGTATCACCATCTCCTTTGATACAGTTACGCTCAAGTCTGTCCTGCAATTTAGCAATGTTATATGTCATAGCCTCTTCTATATCTATATAGGCTGGTACAATACACTGTAATAGTAATGCTAAGTATTCATGAAATCTAGTTTTATAATGGTCTGGCATAGTGCCATTAAAGTCTCTATAGGTCTTTTTCAGTATCTTAGCAGGATTTACATACTTCTCATTGTCAAGCAGTGTTATACGTGCTATTTCTTCCATACTGATACCTGTTTCTATAGCACAACTAGCTATGTAGTATAATACATCTCCTGCTTCAGAAAGTATATTATCTTCTTTGGTAATGGCATTACAATTATAGAAAGTCTCTTCTAATTCTTCTAATTCTTCTATAAGTCCGCATATAGAACACATAAGTCGTAGATTCACTACTGCTGTCTGTGGTCTGATGTCTGTAGTTTTTGTCAATTCCTGATATTCATTATAAGTCAAAGTGTGCCTCCTGTGCTTGTTGTGTAATAATATATGGTTACATAGATATAATGGAATAGTAATACAAAGAGTGTTGTTACACCGTACATATTAATTTCTTCATTAAGTATTGATATCGTTGCTATACATAATATAAATATGTTAAAAATCCCGATTGCTGTGATTATATAAATCATACCACCTCACTATATTGTTTCTTTTTAATCGTGATAATATTATCTGCATTCTGTATAAAATTATCGTTATGACTTACCATAATAATCTGTAGATTCAGTTTATTTGATAGTAAGGTGAGTAATTCCCCCACTTTAGCTTGATACTCTCTACTGACAAACTTAAATGGTTCATCAAACACTAATACATTGTCTGTAGTCCCTATACTCCATAAGGCAATACGAGAAGCAAAACTAGCTACATCCACTGCACCACCACCGCTTTCATCTAGCGGATTAATTCGCTGACCATTGCGTATAAAATAGATATCACATTCTGTCTTATTTCTACGTACTACAAATTCCAATTCAAATAAGTATGGGTCTTCGAATATGGTCGCTAGTGCCAGACTCACAATATCATTAATATGAACCTTTACTTGGTCTTGTGTCTTTCTTGCAACTTCTTGTATAAATATAGTAGCCTCATCTACATATATTGCCTCTGCTTGAAGTTTTTCTAATTCTGATGTGTATGTACCACGTTGCTGTTTAAGTTTGTTTAGAGAGCCTCTACGTTGTTCTAGTAGGTTTCTATACTTCGTTATATCATGCATAACTTTCCAACTCTTCTGCTATAAGGTCTAACTGCTGTTCAATCTTTGTTTTCTTAGTCTCTAATTCTTTCTTCTTTTCATCTGCTGTCTCATACGTACATCCAAATTCTTTTTCTAACTGTTCATTCAGCATCTCAAATCTAGTAATGTCTTTATCTCTCTGTGCTTTCTGTTTCTCAATTTCTCGTTTCTTACTTTCCCACTGTTTAATATCAAATTTCATTTCGTCCTCCATATAATATCTAATTTTTTACAAGCTTTCTCCATAAAATAACCTATAAGATACGCAGTTGTCTCTTCATCATCAATACCTGTGTATTCTGCTAATCCTACCATAGCATGATAGACTTCATGTGCTAATGTATTTATCGTGTTATCCCCTATAAAAAGAACACTACCCACACACATGCCTGCATTATCATCTAATTGTGCATCTCGTTTCTCATTTTTACCATAGAGCGTACGTAGTTTTGCTTTAGCAGGCTCTTCTTCTCCTTTAGTGTATACAAAAAATGTCTTCTCTAAAATAGGTACTGCTATTTTAATCAATTAATTCTCCTCGTAATGCTTTATAGATTATCTCTATAGTAGGTTGCTGTATTGTAGTCGTCTTGAGACTTGCTTCAATATTATCAGTGAATGAAAGCCCTAAGTCATGTGAAACTTCGACTCGTTCTACAAATGCCGTCATTCTATCAAGTCTAGCATGTTCTTCTAATAGATATTCCTGCTGTACATCTTCCACATTCACAGGTACTTCTATTGTAGTTATCACTCCATCTTCATATAGATATATCTTAGGGACTTTGTATTTCTCATTTGCTTCCTGTCTGAATAAGCCACCCCCATTAATAAGTACTTTTCCATTATGCTCTGTATAGAATGCCATATGATTATCACCACTTAATATGATATCATAATCATATTGGTTTAACAACTCTTTAGCACTTATGGCATTCTTCAGATATGGGGGAGGAGTATTAGGGAATACAAGTCTATGACACATCATAATCCCAGTATTATTTGTAATCTCTTCTCCATATTGAAACGCCGTTACACATTCTTTCTCATCAGGTTGATGGTCAATAACTCCTGCTTGATGTAATACCCAATAACTGGATTTTTCTAAATGCTTGATATTATGATACAATACATCGTGATTTCCAGCTATAGTTTTGATAGGATATTCAGCCTTCTTCAATACGCTGATAATCATATTCTCTAATGCTGGGTTTGCTGTACCACTATCCATAATATCCCCTGCAACATACATAGGACAACTATGTTGATTTATCACAGTGACTAACCATTCTAATCGTTCTCTTTGTGTGGTCATCCAATCATCTACACGGCATCTTGGTTTATCTGTTCGTAGATGCCAATCTGAACTTACTAAAAACTTCATATAGTCTTCACTATGTATTGTAGCAGTAATATGCATACAATAATAACAATAGTGATGATATTATGTATACCACGTTTATTCATGTAACACACCTCCACATATAGGACATGTCCCCTTCATCATCATCTTTACTTCCTCCTCTAATAGCTGTATAGCGTTGTTATACTTTTCTATGTTCTTGTTATATGATACTGCTTTTTGCATCATATTGTCAATAGTTTTTATAGAAGAATCTGTGAAAAGATACTGCTGTACTGCCTCATCTATAGGTGCTACATCAATATGCGCAAGCGTATATGTCTTTGCTTGTATAGATGCTATAGCATTATAGTCTGTAGTGAATTCTGTGTATGTGTCTATGATATCTTTATATGACTGTACTATACTATTTATGGCTATTACATCAACTTCTGCATACTGGTATGTGGTTGCTTTAAGTTTCTCTAGCTCCTCGTATTTATCCTCTAGCGCCCATACTTTTGATTCTACAGTGTCATACTGCTGTTGTATCTTTATAGCTTGCTCTACTAATGTAGCTTCTGTATCTAGTGTTGCATATTCTTCTATCACCGATGATAATACACGTAAATCATTATAAAGTGTAGATACTTTCTCATATTCTTTTTCACATGTTGCATATTTATCAGCTAAACGTTCTGCCATTATCACTGCTGTTTCTAATTCACTGATATCATTATCAGCTATATCCTGCTCTATCTGCTGTAACTGTTCCTGTACAATGATAACTTGTCGTTTTGTTTGTTTAGTATAACCATTCAACTGTTTTAATGTACTATCAATATCATCTAGCTTTACGACTTTATTCAACATACGAGCTACTTCACCCGGAGTCTCTGTCAAGAGAAACGGTTTATCAAGCTGAAATTGTGTGTTTATATCATTCATATTCAAAGCCGATAACACTTCTTCTGGTACATCTGTGCCTATAGCGTTCAGCGGTGTGCCATCCACTATATAACCATTCTTAGTAGACGTACGATGTCGTTCTAATATATGATTATCTGTTTCTATAATGACATAACAATCCTCTAACTGTTTTCCATCTTTCATCACATCTCTATTGATGAAACTAATACCAGTAGGACGATTTGTTAATACCCATTTCAATGCCCGTATACAGCTTGTCTTTCCATTATCACTCGCACCCTGTATTGCATTCACTCCTTCTGTGAAATCTAATACCGTGTGTTTATGACTTTGAAAATTATGTAATGTGATACGTTTAATCATGTAGCATCACCTTATACAAGCATCTGATAAGCGCCATCTCTGGTGTGATTGCCTGTCCTTGTATTACGTCTTCCTGTGCAGTACATATCCATGTACCGTCTCTACATACTATATGATATTCATACTGTTCGATTTCGTTCATATTATTCCTCCTAAAATACATATAGACTATAGCCTATCATTCCTCCTAATATAATCCCTATTCCAAATATAACGATATACTCTAAGTCATTCGTATCCTCCTGTATAAAATTATATACAATCTCAGGCTGTACATCTAATTGATAAGAAAACAACCCATGATTGATAGTGATACCATTATAATTCACCAGAAGATTATCACCGACTAATAAGTACTCCACTGTTCCTAAATCTATTTCAGGTACAGTGTGTTCCATATAGTCATAATACTGTACAATAGATACTACTTCTTCTGGTGCTGATGCTATGAATGCTGTAGCCTCTTCTGTACTCAACATAGTGTATGCTGATAGATTCACCATACTACAGATAAGGATGATTGTCAATAGTTTTTTCATTTCTTTATCCTTCTATCATGCATTTCATGTAATATTTCTGCATGTTCTATTTCAGGCTCTACAGTATCATATGCAGTCACTGTTTCATCTTGTATAGGTTCTGGTATATCTATCTCACCATGTTCAGTATACACGGTATTATCTTTTCTATCAATGCCTTTTTTACGTAAAAAGAATGTTTCTATGATACTGGCAATGAGTTTACTGCTGTTTATCCTATTAAGTGTGGTGATAGCCAACACACCTACACCAATAATAGCTAATCCTCCTATAACATAGCTGAGGATTGTCTTCACACGATTCATATACACCTCCTAGTGTCATTATACTAAAAAGCTGAGGAAATGCCGTAATGGCAATCCTCAGCAGTCTGGTGGTTATATACAGTAATTACTGTATGCTGTAATATCGTTCCCATAATAAATTCTCTGGAGTATAGCTAGACCAATGACGTACTATACTTTCAACTGCACGTTCAAACGAAGTGAATGGTCCATAGACACTATAATCACATAGCCAATATTGATTATCTTTTTCTAGCACACATACTACATGTGCCTTCTTAGCTATTGCATCTTTCGATGTCACTATGACTTCTTGTGCTGTATAGCCATTAAGCAGTCCATAGTGATAAAACACACGACTGGTGTCATCACAATTATGCACAATACTACCATCAACTAAAAATTGACCCCCATCCACTGTAATGTCATAAACATATTTTCCAGTTTTAATTTTCTTTCTTTTTGTACCTAAACCAGTATTATTTTTCGGCATTTCTTTATAACTAGCAAGTATATATGTTTTTTTGTCTCCATCTTGTTTAATTGATGTGAACTTATACCCAATCAATTTATAAAGTATAGATAACTGCATTGCTAATTTCTTAGAATTATGTACTGTATTCATACCACCTTTATACTTGTAACCATTACCACACCAATACCCATCTAAAAATTGTTTGATAGCATTATTAGATAACGAAAAAATAAAGGTAGGTACAATTTTATTTCTATCATCATCGTAATATTGTAGAAAATAATTTAACACATTTTCTCTGTCTTGCTTTTCAAGTGTTCTAGCCTTAAAAACTATTTTATATTGCTTATTACGTAATATAGCATTTCCACGAACATTACCGGCTTCATCAGATGGATAATTTGTATACTCAAAACAATTACCAAAAGCATTATTCAACAATTGCAATGCTTTATTACTATATTCTTCATTTGTACTTGTCAGCACAATAAATTTTCGAGAGCTATCGACTAATTTTGTATAACCATCTGCACAAAAAAACCCCAATGCCCAATATAAATCAGTATTTTCTACTTCTTTCGCAGGCTTCTTATCCTGAAATACATGTAAATACTCAATACTAGGTAGATTTGTATCTATTTCTGACGCTTCCTTAAATTCTGTCCCATCAAAAATAGGGTGGTCTTCAGTGACTGTAAATGTGCCATTCTTCCCATAAAATAAATAGCTATCTTTGTCTGAAACTTTTTTTATAACATTCTGTACAGTTATCCAATTTAATCCAGTTTCATCTAAAACTTCTAGAGAAACCCCACGATTAAAATATAAAAACATTTCTCTAAAAGTTATCACAGCTATATCGGCCTTATCTAGTCTGACTACTAGTGGAGTATCTTCAGAAAAACAATCTCTACTCACACCTAGTTCACTAAAAAACACATTAGGATTATTATAGGCAAAATCTACAACACCGTTCAATAGGTCAGGTTTATATTCATAGTTTTTAACAGCATCACCAAACTCTTTTAATGGTAGATATTTATATGTATTCCATATAGTAGAATCCAACACCTTAGCATCTTTGAATAACTTCTGTAATTTCCTTTCTGTATATGGACGGATAAACCGTATATACAACTTAAATAATATGTTCATAATAATGCTTTCTCTCCATAAGCTTCAGTCATCAATATATGTACATCAGTACAATGCTCTGTATCCTGTATGTTATTTAACACTTCTTGTACATATGCAGTTGCGGTTGATTCATCTACTGCTTCTACATACATATCCATTAATACTGATACTTCTACGATATATTTCATTATGTTCCCTCCACTACTAGGTGTACAAATTGCCCTGAGCAGTTTATCTTTTGTATAGTATAATAGCTATGTGCTAAATAGTCAAGCACAAAATCCTCTAAATACATGCCAGCAATCCCACTATCTATAAAACGTAGATACATAGTAACATCAAATACACCTTGCTTCTTTGGAGTGCCTAGCCCATGTGTGTGCCCCCGTAAAGGACGTACAATAGTATAGTGTGACTGCCACGCAACCACAGCATTTAATAAATGCCCTTTTACTACTAGTTCTTCACCTGTTTCTGAGGTCAACCCCCATACGCCATGTATAGGGGTGTGAAACACGTCTGATACATGTAGTTCTTGTGTACTATAGTATGGACACACACCCTTGTCTATAGTTACATTTTTACGAATACATTCATCATACACATAATACTTACAGTCTTTAGACGTGCATTTCATAGACTATCCTTATATATTTTTTATTTCGCAAGCACCACCAGAACAAGCAACTTCACTTTGCAGATGAGTATTATCCTGTTCCTCAACAATATACTTCAAATCAACTGCACTTAAATACTGCATAGCTTCTTCATATTCTTCTTTTGTGCAAGATTCAAATGGTGCTTGTGTATATGAACCACTATCAAAAGGTAGAACAGAAATTCCAGTATATGTATCTCTATTCTGCCACATCCAATTACTTACGTCTTCCCATTCATTTTCTCTTATTGAAATAGTAACAGATACATTGTTTTTGTTTATCCCTTTAATATGTCCTGTATCAATCCAATGTTCATGCATGTATTTTACTCTTTCCAATGCATCAATAGCTGTTTCTTCTCTAGTAATTGCTCCTTCCGGTGCTTTCTGTGGTACTTTAATAATAGCTGTACTTTCTGGTCTGAAATAATCATCTTCAAGCAATTCAGGATATATGTGAAACAGATATTGATATATAGCTTCATCTTTTCCAACTCTTATCCTTCTCCAATAATACTTATCGTACCAAGCATGAACACCTGATGACGTACCTAGAATAATCGAACTTGTACCTGATGGTTTATTGGTAGTACTTCTTGCAGAAGGATTAATTCCTATCAACTTTGCTACTCGTTTGTTTTCTTTCTTCACAATTTTAGCCGATTCTTTAAGGTCGTATTCATATAAATGTCTAGAAGCAACCCCAGTTAAACTTACACCAATCAACGCATCTTTTTCTGTTGTATCTCTCCAGATATCTCTGAGATAATGAAAATCTGTATAACTTGCCTGAAGAGTTGAAATAAAACTTGCTACTCTTGCTCGTTCATTTAAGTCTTCTTGAGATTCAATATTTGAAAAATTCACTTCTACAAGATTACAAAATTGATTGCTTCTTAATGAAATCTCACAGTTGTGTGCACAAGCACCATTAACATAACCTGCATTGGTGTTTGGCTCATTAAAGTCATATACATCTTGTCTACCTATATCTTTAATACTAATAACCATTGGTGCTTTCTGTTTGAGTAGATTTGGTGTTAATTGTGTTATCCGTTTACCTTTCATATCTTTTGCTTCAATCCAATTACCATCTACTAAGAATTTATGGTCTGGGGTGCATTTTATTACTGTTTTATCAGATAGCTTAAGTCTAATAACATCTTTTTTTCCATTGTACCAAACGTATCCTTTTGATTTGTTACCGTGCATATCACATATTGTCGGATGTGTGTTATTTAGTTCTTCAAATGTCTTTTCACCATCAACAGTCAACAATTTCATATCTCCAGTAAAACAACAAGGGTTAGCTCCCCATTCCTCACTATTGCTTATGAAAAATCCCGGTTCACCTGAACCAGATGCCTTTATTTTATCCCATAATTTCATAAATACGTCTTTAGTAATCTGACTTCGTAAAACAACTGCTGAATTGTTTGCTCTTCCTCTTTGAGGGTTTTCTTCCCACCAATTTCCAAATTTACATTCTAACATATCTGTATCATCTAAAGAAAACAATGCCAACATAGCTGCTCTTCTAATACCACCTGCCAGTACTGCATCAGCAATATAACACATAATATCATGTGCTTCAATAGTCTTTAGTTTCGTGACTAATCCTCTTTCTGCAATAGCATTTTCTAATACTGAAGTAATTTGAACGATACATTCTCTTAATGGTTCAGCTCCCGGCGCTTTTCCTCCAGATGTTACCAGTTCTGTACCTTTAGCTCTAATATCTCTAAAATCAAAATCTATTTCTCTTTTATTATAAAAGTATGATTCCAAAAGAACTTTTATAGCATCAGACCCTGATGCATTTACCCCTAAAATTTCTTAAAGGGCTGGACCATATCTTATTGTTTAAACTTCCAAATAAAACCATTAGTTTTATTTTGTCTTCCGTTACAAACAGCAGAAATCTTCTTATAAGGAGTTCCTGTTTCTTTTTCCGCTATTCTTGCGGTTAAAAATTCTGCAATAAAATTTCCTTTTAGGTCATATTGCAAAACAGGTTTTCCTTTTAGTTTTCTCCAGTTAGAAACATATTCATGAGGATATTTTTTATAATCTATAAAAGACCAAAAAAATCCTCCGGCTGTTTTTGAACCATAACCATTTTCATTTTTGCAACATCTAGTGATGTTTACATCTTTAACACCAATGTTAATCATAGCTTGGTTTGAATTTGCAAAAGAATTTATTTTATTACCTTCTAAATCATATTGAAAAACTGGGGTTCCGTTTAAAATAACACCAGCGTAATTGTCATTATCATTTTTCAATTGAAACCTTTTACTAAGTTTTTTCACCAACATTTTTTCTATTTTTGCAGCTTCTTCTACGCTACATTTTTCTTGGTAAACAACTTCTAGTTCAGGTAATAAATTCTTTCTCAAAAGAGAAATAATCCATCTCTCTCTTTTATTTCTATTATTTTTCTTAGCCTCGTAAATATGCTTTCTAAATCTGTTTTTTTCTTCTACTGTTCTCCCAACATATTTTATCAAACCATCTCTTGGGTCTTTTAAAACATAAAATTTAAACAATGCTACCTTTTCGGGAATTTCTTCCCTACTCCCTTTCGGGATGGCCTCTGAACTTTTTTCTTTGTCATAATTCTTCATATATTAACTCCGAAACTTAGCTGCTGATTGCCCAATGTTAAAATCTTTTTAAACATTCGCACCCTCCCTTGACGGGACATGCTGTAGTGTTTTAACCTCTAAGGGGTTTCCAGCAATTAAATAGCTTTTATAAGGGCAGTCTTATTTACCCTTCAATGTTATCAGCAACAAGATATCTTTTCTTTCTTTGTCTTCCTTCTGGTCTCTGTACTCCTAGGATAGGTGGGAGTTTTCTTACATGATGCTTTTGTACACTATAACCTACACCTGTTCCAGATAACATCAAAAACATTGCTTCTGCAAATGCATCAAGATGGTCAAGATTCTCATATGAACAATTATAGAGCCTTACAGGATTTACCTCAATAGGTTTTCCTGCAAACTGATGTGAACGCATACTAGCAAGTACTTTCTTTTCCTGTACAAAAGAAAAAGCATATTCAATTTCTTCTTTCAATTCTGGAAACTTTTTAATATGCATATCCATGGTTCTTTTTACAGTTTCATCCCAAAGTTCTCTTCTTTTTTTATCTGGTATATATCTTGCATATTTCATGTATGCTGTGATGTCTGACAGTATTTGTACTGATTTGTCCATTAATTCACCTCTTCATCTGTATTACATACTTCTGTGATTTTCTCATCGACAACTTCTTCACAATCACTGGCAAACAATTTATAGAAATGATTATTCTTTCTTTCTAACAATCCATTTCCCAAATCATTCACTTTATATTCCTGCCCAAGCTTTTCCCGATACCATACATTAGGATGGCTGATATTTATAATCTTAATTCTCATCAAATAACTCCTTATCTGTTAATTCTCTATACATGTAGCTCCAATCTACGTATGCACTACTATCCTCATCTGGATAGATGAGAGGTACGCCATACGCACTATCATCAATATACATATGTGCATATACTTTTCTACTATCCGTCCATTTCTTCTGGTCTGGATTATCATTCACTCCCCAGAACGTAATATCACAACTTTCACAATAATCTACTGCTTGCTGTAATTCTTTACCACTACGCATAGTATACAGTATCAATGAATTCCCTGCATCTTGTAACAACTGTAAACAATCAATCGCATATGGTACAGGTTTACCTATGCGTGGATATTCATGCGTGACAATTGTCCCATCAAAATCTATTGCTATAATCATCTATTTACCTCGTAATTCCAGTAGTTCTTTCTGTAATTCAAAAAAATATTCAGCATCCATAATCACAATAGGGTGTGACCTATTCTTTTTATGAAATACTAACCAATGCCTACCTGCCTTTGTATTCGCATTTGCTTGCTCTATGTACTTATACACTGAAATAGTTTCAGTATTCTTACATTCAATATCATAGGGAAATAAGTCATATAATGTTTTATCTCGTATAAAGACATCACTACCACTTTGCCCCATTTCCCTACTATGAATAGCACATAAATCATCTGATTGTACAAATTCAATATTGAATAGATTAGCTACTTGCTTTGCTACCCAATATTGAAAGTTTCTTCCTTTTGCCTTTTTACCTGCTGTTGTCATCTGTCTGCTCAATGATTTCTTGTAGTTCATCGAAGAAATTGAGTAGCTTGTCTCTAGACATAACCACCGTCATGCCGTTAAAATTAATAACATACATATCACCTTGTTTACTAATCATCCCATACCTCCGCTATATTGTAAATAGAATCACCCCCCAATTCAAGCTCAAAATGAGTCAGTTTATACACAAAATCACTGACATCTCTCTGAAGCGCATACATCTCATCTTCAGTAAGCAGGAGAGTGTTCTCACCTGCCTGTACTCCGTAAATACTATTTGGTAATGTGTAAATATTGATTGGACTTCGCATTAAAACCTCGGCTTTCTTCTGTTTATTGTAGTTGCTTGCTCTTTTTCCCACTTATCAATCACACGTGTTTGTAGTGTATGTTCTAGCTCATTATCATAGATATAATCACATAGTACATCTCTTTGATATAACTCTCCATCCCAATCCAACTTGTTTCTTTTTGTAGGGATGAGCGTATATGTTTTACTCACAGAACCATCTTTGTTTTTACGTAAATCATAGAGATAATCCACACAACTAGCAATATCATCTACACCAATACTATAATCGTATACAATCATACCTGAACGATACGGTCTAGGAGTTTTTGATTTTGTTGTTTCACATAATACTACTCCACCTGCTTTCAATCCTGTTTTTTCACCCACCATCTCACTCTTTTGGACTTCAGCAAGCCATTCTACCGTGTGGGAATAGAATTGTAAAGCCCTTCCACCAGCACGTATGTGCTTCTTACCATAAAGCCCTGCCTTGATATTGTCACGTACTTGGCTGATAATAAGAAGTATTATATTACTGTCGTCAATTCTAGTGGCAATATCAGGAAAGAACTCTTGACTCAAGAATTTCTGCTTATCCAGGCCATACGTGTCTTCAGTAAACTCCTTACCAGCTTCTCCTTTCTTAAATCGTTCATCACCTCGTTCTTTTTGTTTCTTAGATGTTAACCCATCTAAGCTGTCCAATATGTAGAGTCCTATCTGTCCTTTTTTGATATTCTTTTCAAATTTCCGTATATTTACATATAGGTCTTCTACTGTTTTTGAGTGTGGGGAATCCTCTGTAATAAGAGGTACATCTGTACCAAACATCGCCTCAATATCAAACGACATGCCATTTTCCGCATCATCATAAGAATATACAAACTTATCACCTAGTGCAAACATATTTGCTACAACTGTTTGAACTGCTAAGGCAGATTTCCCTACGGAACTATCCCCTACCAAGTTTACAATACTACCAACTTTGTAGCCCATACATCCAGTATTCCCACCAATAACCAAATCTCTGATAGTACTACCTGTAGTAATATATTTTGTTTGTTTTTTAGAACGCCCTTTTTCAAATTCTTCTGTTGTTTTGCTCATACTGTTCCTTGCGTATAGGGGGCATACGCCCCCTTATATCTTATTGGTCGCTACTCTCTACAATACAGTTCATGAAAGTTTCCACATTAGTGTTTTTACACTTTTTACATGTAGCATCCTTCATATCACCATCAACACCATAACGCTTTCCATAGGGACAAGTAAAAGTAGCATCATCCTCTTCTTCTACTTCGTCTTCATTGTCCTCTTCTTCATGACGCTTTGTAGCACGTTTCTTTGACTTAGAGGTCTCTTCGTACTCCTCTTCGTCATCATCGTCACTAGTCGTATCCTCAACGTTCTCATTATACATAGCAAGCTGTTCCTCACATGTATGAATCTTCAGCAGAGCATCAAGAGGGAATGCACCGTGGTCATACTCTTTGTCCTTGAAAGACAATTCCACAATGTCTTCAGGATATGCTTCATCCCTTTCATCAAACGTAAAAGACTTGTAGGTGAAGTAGTTGAACTTCTTATTCTTATTCGCTCGGAACACTACAGATTTCCCTTCTTCTGGTGTATACCAATCAACAGCATCTCCATGGGAATCTACATCTGACTCAGCCTCTTCCACCAGTTCTTTAGCAAAGAACCACTGGGTCTCATCGAACACCTGAATCTGACCATTATATTCATCATCTTCATTCTCTTTCAGACTGACGACATTCATGATAGTACGATGTTTCGGTTTAAGGGATGCGATTTCATCTTTATACTCATCTTCTCCAAGTGCCCGGAGTCTATCACGTTCATCACACAAAGCACATGGTTTACCAAATGTCCTACGAGGGCAGATACAGCGACTGTAGCGCTGGTTAAAGCTCTTATGTACAAACACATCAAGCATCAGTGAAATATCACCTTTACTCTTTCCCTGTGCCTTGAACAAATCAGTAGCATGGATGAAAGGAATAACATCAATAGCATTTTTACCCTCTACAGGTACAAAAAAACTAAAATCATCAAACACGATTTCATCAATGTAACGTTCAGAACGAAAACCCCCCTGTTCTCTTGTGTCGAATGCCTTCTTAGCATCTTTTCTCAAATCATTCTTCAAATTCTTAAACTTACTTGTCTTTGCCATGTTTTACCTCTTTAATTTTTCATCAATTTTTCGTTTCTGTGCTTCATATGACTGTGTTTCTATTGTTTGTGTCCTGTCAACAGGTTCTGAATACTGTTCACGTCCACTTAATACCACCATATTCTCTAATGCCTTTTTACGCTGTTCAAAGGCTTGTTCAACCTTTTTGAGTATATATGCTTCTTTCTTCAAAGTGATATACTCTGCCTTCAGCTTCTGTACCTCTGGGTCACTGTTCACCAGTGCTACTATAGTCTTATCAACAACTTTGATACCTTCTGGCATAAGACTGTATATGCCCTGTCTAATTTCTAACTCTACTTTAGCTTCTCTAGCATCAATACTATCTTTCATAGCATCAACTGCTTCCTGTGCACCAGCAGTCTCTTCACAATAACTCATGAATAAATCTGCTTGTGTCTTCCATTCCTCTAATAGATGATATTCATCAATCTCTAAATCTTCATGGTAACTCATCCATTCCTCCATTTCTTCGTTGTTTTCGTATACGCATTACTGTATTCCTACTAACACATAAATACCCACCTCTTTTCCTTCATACTTGAAGGTGTCTGTTAATGTAAATCTCTTATTCTTATGTGTATTCACTATACTACTTCTTTCTAGTTATGTCAAGTAATTCTATAAAATATTATGTAGATAATTTTATAGCCAGTTCACGTGTAGCTTCTAGTACATCAGTGTCTCTCCAGTTCTGAATCAAATGCATCTTATTAGTACTTTTCTCTTTAATCCAAACTGATAAGATAGGAGTGATGTCAGTGTAGAATGTCAGGTCTACTGAATATAAAAGAGGATTTGTTAAGGAATTCATGTCTATGATAGTACACATAATTTCTTTTATTTCTTCCATTTCTTTCTCCTTGTATATATACTACACTATATATCACTATATGTCAAGTCATAATTACAGATTCTGCTAAAACAGGAATCCAATACGCTAGACTTGTATACTCAGCATCGACTTCTACCAAATCACCAGTGATATATGGCTTACCATCATAATGAAGCAAATTACCATACACATATAGTCCATCATATTCATCTAGGTTCAGTGTATATAATACATTATCTTTATCTTCGAAATCTGCCGGGATTCCCTTTGCTTGATATTTCATATTATCTCCTTTTGTTTTTAATGATGTCTCTTCCTTTCTGCATCACTTCATCTTCCATGCCTTGTTTATCATCAGGTCTATACGCAATCTTGAAGCATGCTTTATACTTATTTGGGATTATTGGTGTCTTTGGTATTTCATTTTCCGCTAATATTACACATTTATTTTCCACATGTCCGTCATCGTCATAGTATACTACATACCGTCCCCACACATATTCTAGAAGAGAAAACTTCTGAACTTTTATAGCAAATGGGTCGCTAACGAAGTCATTAGATAACTTTCTCCGAAAATGTGCAAATTCTTTTGCCTCTTGTGAAGATGCGAAAGCGCCTATAATCCAAGATTTATCATAGTCATATTCTTCTACTATCCAAACCTTTTCCATATTATCTCCTTATCTAAAGTTTATTCGTTTGCCATATCTCAAAAACAGCCATAAGCCCTTGAATGGAAATGGTTTCCCTTTAGCCCTCATATATAAGCCACTATTTTTGTGTTCAACATACACATCGCCTGTGAAATTATCCCACAGCTCCTGATATACTTGTTTCCTCAAACTCTTAGTGATATCTTGTTTTGACATCACTTTAAGACTCTCTCCAAGCATCCTAGCCAAATCTGTGTAAAAGCAGATAGTTAAATCCTTAGTAATGGATTCATAGAATTCGTAGTCTCTTGTAACCTGTAGATGAGCTAATCCATCTAGCTTATCATCTTCTATCTTATACGCAAAATATGATGCAGAGGGCTTAAACTTGTCAATATCTTTATCATACTGCCAAAACAGTTCAGAGAAGCCTTCATTAAACCAAACACTAAACTTCCATCCTTTTAGTTCCTTGATATGAAAATGAACTACTGAGTCTTCTCCAAGTTCAAATACAAAATAGCCAGTAAGCCATGTAACATCTTTCACATGTAATTTGTTGTTATTGAAAAATGTTTTATACTGCTCAAATCTTTCTTTATTTGTCATATTTCTTCCTTAATCTACTAAAAAAGGTGTGCCTTTGTTTATTCCGGCTGACCCCTGACAGTTAATACCATCGCACTTATTATTTTGCCTAATAATCTCTCTACAGATTTCATGCTTTGTCATTTGGGTTCCTCTAACCATTCAGGATTGTTCGTTTCTTCAATCATATGCACGCCCCACTTTTCCTATGCCATGACAGACTTCACATCCATCCTTGCTAGGCATTCCATGACAATAAGGGCACTCCTTCATAGGATAAAAGAATTCTCCAGCTTCATATCCATCAAAATCAACAAGTTTTTCAGGCAAACTGCAATACCCGAATATGTCTTCTAAGTACTTTACGTCAAATGGTTGTAACACCATTACTGGTAAGTCAAAAAAATCTACTATTTCTTGTGGTGTTCGTTTTCTCATGATTTGTCCTCTACTCTATACTTGTCTTCTATCGGTTGGGTGTTCCACGCTTTGATTGGAGCTTCTCTAGTCATATAATCACGTGATGCTTGCTATGAAAATCGCTGTCATTCATTCACCTCCGTGCCAGTCATACGGTCGACTGGCATCTCGATCTGCTTAATTATACTTCCACCATAATTTTCTTTCGTCAAAGCAATGAACTCCTCAACTGTAAATTTATCATCATCTTCTATGTCATGATTACGCATAAACTGCTTTCTGCCCATCTCACAACTACCTGTCAAAACATTGTGCCAACGATAAAATTCAGATGCTCTATAACTAACACCACGGTGAAACGATTCATTGAACTGTTGGATCTTTTTATCAATAGGCATATTATTAATAATCTTATCTTGTAGACAACTAACAGCCTCTTTGAGTGTTTCACCATGAGCAGTATATCCTTGACTTTTTGCAACAAAACAAGGAGTAGTCGTTAAATCATTGTTGATAATAAACCCACATGATGTATCACCATGTTTAGAGAGTATGACAGTAGGGGTGTTATCAATATATTCAACTAACTTGTCATTATAAGTCAATAAGTTACTACCTGAGCCATAGCCATAGTCTGAGTCATAGCCTGAGCTATTGCCTGAGCTATCGCCATAGCCATAGCCTGAGTCATAGCCTGAGCTATTGCCTGAGCTATTGCCTGAGCCATAGCCTGAGCCATAGTCTGAGTCATCGCCTGAGCCATAGCCTGAGCCATAGCCTGAGCCATCGCCTGAGCCATAGCCTGAGTCATAGCCTGAGCCATCGCCTGAGCCATAGCGATAGCCTGAGCTATCGCCATAGCCATCGCCTGAGCTATTGCCTGAGCCATAGCCTGAGCCATCGCCTGAGCTATTATTCATAAGTCCACTCCTTTACTGAGTCGATTGATTCAATAGCTTTTTCGGTGCATTGAAGTAACTGTGCCATATCAGAAATAAGCAGATTCTGTACTGTTACAGTAAATTTACACTCATTAGGACGAATAACACCGTCAACTGCAATCTGTTCAACTGCATTTGCGCCTGCCCAAAACCACAGCTTTCTAGCCTGTGTCATCTCTACAGATTGTCCATTAATACTTCTTATTGTTCCATAGAAGACACCACTTCTGTTTCCACGAACCACACATCTTTTTCCAATAAATTGTTCCATTTCTATTTTCTCCTTTAATCATTTTATTTTCTATTTTTAATGAAAAACACTATAGCTATAACTAAAAACGAACAAGCCATACTTGCATATAACCACCCATCATCACTCCCTCTCCTTGTACTGGTCTCTAGGTACAAGACCCATCCGTTTACGTTCTTCATCTGGCGTAATGTGCCAAAGAATACCTGCGATCAACAAGATCGTGATGCTTGCTATGAAAATCGCTGTCATTCATTCACCTCCTCGTACCAGTAGTCGTATTCATCCACCGGTTCTACCTTGCCGTGTTCGGTACATTCGTACCACTCCACGTCTACGATGTGAGAGATGGCACGGTTGTTACTATCCTCACCAGTGTAGACCTCCTCCGTGCCAGTCATACGGTCGACCGGCATACCACATATAGGGCAGACTAGCATACCTCAACCTCCTCAAGCAAGTCAGCATGCCATTTCTGGTTTTCGACAAGTCTTTTACCACAGTATTGCCACATGTTAGCATAGAAAATCATACAATTTTCAGTACCATCCCACCAATCACCATCTTCATCCACTTCATAATCATGGTCGATAATCCATTTCATGACAGTGAGAGGATCTTTGACACGTGTTTCAGTCTGCGGTTCATATGGATAGAAGAGGGCGTAATCGAATGAATCACCCACGCAGAATCGAAAAAGATATCCGTATGTTCCTATCTTTTCGATCTGTTTCATGCCATGATTGTTTTCTACTCGAAACATGATTTCTGCCAAACTATCACCAACAAAACCTCTATCACCCTCTTTCACATCTTCTGCATTCAGACAGGTTTTTACTTTTGTAATGTCAAACTTCATATATTCCTCCTAGACATATAGTTGACCTGAGGTCTGACCCTCAGCACCCTCTTACAAGTGTCAGCACCTACTCCTATATGGAGCATCTGTATGGTCTGAGCCAACAAGGTAATCAAAAATTAAAGGTAATTGATTTCCTATATACATAGTACTCTATATCGTACATTATGTCAATCTATTTTATACTTTTTATAGAACTTTCTAATCTGTGGACTTAGCATATTATCCTTTGCTGTAATCTTCCTTGCAAGCCCCAGCCCTTCTAGTGTTGTCACTCTACTTAATGCTGTATATAACTGCCCTGATGCAAATGTACGCTTCTCTAAATCTAAATATACTCGTTCTAATGTCAATCCCTGCGCTTTATGACTTGTAATAGCATATCCCATTTTGATAGGAAATTGTTTATATGTACCTATCACATCAGCTTGTATATGCTTTGTACTTCTATCATACTGGTATGCATATTTCTGCCATGTATATGGTTCTACTTCGTATTCTACATTATCACTCTCTACAATAATCTTATCTTTGTGTAATCTCTTTATAATACCCAACTGCCCATTATAGTATCCAGCCTGATGATTATTTGCTACCATCATCACTTGTGTTCCTACTTTCAAATCTAACTTTTGTGGTACAAGTTTATCGCTGTCTTTATAATATTTAGCCTCTCCATGGTAACTAACTGTAGGATTACTATTAAGATACAATTCACGATTGTTAATCATGTTTACTGTTGCGTTTGTCAAGGCTATGTATACAAATGATTTACTTCTAAATTCCTCAACATCTACAACCCTAGTATTAAGATACTGTAAATCTTCTTCAGATTGTGTCTTAAATCGTATTTTATTCAACACTTCTTTGAACACAGGGTCTTTCTGTCTGAATATTTTAGTCAACTGTATCAATCTCATGGTTTTGTATATATCTGTGTCAAAAAAGAACCTGCTACCATATGCATCATTTAAATATGTCTTCTCTTCTGGAGTAGACACAACAGGAGCTAACTGACTTAAATCCCCAAATACGATATAACGGACAGGTCTCCCATTTCTATACTGCTTTAACAAAAAATCTACTTTAGTGAGCATATCACTATTGACCATAGAAATCTCATCAATAATTAACGTATCTAATGCGTTGAACATTTCTTTATAGAAATCATGTACATTCAGTTTATCCACAGGTATCACACCGAGTGGTGGTAGTTTGAATAGACTATGAAGTGTCTGCGCACGTACACCTTCACTACTTGCGTTGATTGCAGCGATTCCTGTAGGGCATGCCACAATAGTCTCATGGTTATATACTGCTTTATCAGATAACAATTTTATCGTTAAACTTTTACCGCACCCTGCCGCCCCTAGTATACACAAGTTTTCACGTGTATTAACAATAGCATCTAATACTTGCTCTAGCTCATCGTGCATTTCAATAAATGCATATTTCTCTGGTAATTTCATAGTCACTCCATTGTGCATTCATAGCACCGTTTTACAAATACTGCTTTGCTGTCATTGTATGTATCAAATATATCAATAATGTTCCCTGCTGTCAAGTGGTTTTTACTACTTTTAGGATTAAGTAGTACCTTCATCATATAGTTTATAATCACATGCCTATAACTCTCAGGATTGTCGTCAAGGCATTCTACAATCGGTATGATACTTTTCCACCCCTTTCCATATAAAAGCGCCTGACAAAGGTCTATGACAGTCTTAGTGGCATTCTCCGATTCATCAATGACAGCTAACTGCATACTTGCGTCAACATTACGTATTTTGTCAAAATGAATTAACGCCCTGCCAAGACTGCCCTCTGCTTTCTCTACAATCTTATCCAACACTGTAGCTTGTACAGACACGTCTAATTGTTTAGCCAGTTTTAACAAATGTAGGTACATAGCATCTGCTACAATAGGTTGTAGCTTAAATTCCATAAACCGTCTGCGTAGTGTTGTAATGATTTTAGATGGTGCAGTTGTAGCCATAAAAATATACACATGGTCTGGTGGATTTTCAAATGGACGCAATAACGCTTCTTGAAATGCTTTAGTAGAATTGTGCACTTCTTCTAGCATGATGACCGTAGCATCACCATATGGGTAGCTGTTCATAGTATCTATGATTTCTCTAGCACTATCTATTCCCCTAGCATCCCCTATATTAAATTCATGGATGTCTAGCTCAGTAGCTCCTAGCTGTTTTGCACAAATACCCATAAGAGTAGATTTGCCTGTGCCTGATGCACCACTAAACATGTAGCAATGTGCTTTTGTTGATTTCTGTAATTCATTTTGTAGAGATGTGAGAATAGCGTCATTTCCGACCACCTCATCAAATGTAGTGGGACGTAAATCAATGTGTAATGGCATATGTTCTCCTTCTTGTTTTCTACTATACTATATACTGTGTGTTATGTCAATACATTTTATGTTATTGATACTAATCCTCTCGTGACACAGACACCATAGTTCCTTAAATGCATTCTAAATTGATTTAATAGAGGAATAAAATCATCTCTAGTACAACCACGTATGTCTCCACAGATGATTAGAAACCCTCTATCTGCAATAGTGAATATTTGTGATGCAGACTTTAATGTATATACATATGGTCTAAATCTTGTTTCATAGATATTCATGATAATTTACAATGAATCTTTTGACCACAAAGGATACATATCAGGACAATCAGTATCTCGTATAGCACTTTCATACAATGACCTGAGGTCTGTTACTTGTCATGCATCATAATTATTTATATCCGCTTTACTTGGTAATCTTTTTTCTACTTCATAAAGTATACGTACTAATGTCCATTCACTCATATTTACTATCCTTTATAATTCCATATTGGCTTCCAATGGTCTAGAATATCTGCTGTAGGTGTGATATATCGTTTGATATCCTCTGCATCTTTATATGCCATCGGGGACTCATCAAGGGTGTTCTCAGATACACAGGTTGAATAAATTCCTTCCATAGACTTCTCAAACTCTTCTAATGTAAATTCTTCTTTAGCCTTTGTTCTTGACATCAATCTTCCTGCTCCATGAGGGGCTGAGAAATTCCAGTCTGGATTTCCTTTTCCCTTACATAGCAATATACCATCTTTCATATTCAGAGGAATCAAAATTTCTTCTTCCCTTTTTGCAGATACTGCTCCTTTTCTTACAATATAATCCCATATGTCAATATAATTATGTGATATATAATATCGTTTTACACCTTTCGTATAATAGCTGATAGTAATAAATCTACGTTCATCCTCAGAAAACAATCTTTTATGAATTATGTCATGATTAGCCTTTGCGTATTCTTGTGCAACATCCATAAAATTTAGATAATTTTCCTCATCAGCATCTTCTAGCCATTCTAGTCCTTTTGGTTTTCTCTTTTTGTCCAGTTGTTTAATATTTGTTTCAATGTCTTTTCCAGAATAGTTTTTCTTGATATCCTCTATTTCTTTAGAAAAATCAACTTCCATAGCTTTCTTCTGAAAATATGTTGCAACTTTCAATCCAAAGTTTCTAGAGCCTGTATGAAGAGTAAACCACCAATCACCGTTGCTATCTACATCTATCTCACCATAGTGATTGCCACCACCTAATGTACCTAAAGACCGCTTCATATAGTCTTTATCCATGCCAATAGCATCACATACTATCTCAAAATTCTCCATATTTCTTACAGCAAGATCAGATATCTCATATACAGGAGTTTCATGAATATTTCTACCCACAGGCACTAATTTCTTAAATCTTTCATTGAATGCAGGTATGTCAAGATGATTAATAGACATAGCTGAAACACTACAGCCAATATCTACTCCTACTAAATTAGGAACAATATAATCACGTATTTTTGCCGTGTAACCTATCACACAGCCTTTTCCTGCACAACAATCAGGCATGATGCGTATATGAGCATCTTGCGCCATGGGATGATTCATTAAGGTTGCTACCTGCTCAACAACATTACTATCTACTACATCATTATATATGACAACCTCACCATATTTACCGTATACTTTCACATCAACTCCAAATTACATAATACTGTGTCAATCAATACATCTACTGTATTATATAAATCTTCCAAAGTTCCATTGTTTTCAATAGCGTAGTCTTGTGGTAGCTCATCAAAATAACTCTCAGACTGATGAGAATCCTCTGTAGTGTCTTGTTCACGCCGTACTTGTACATATATCACATCATCAAAGACTGCCAGCTCCTGAGCCTCTATAGGAAATCTGAAGTCACTCACAACAAAACACTCATCAGGGTCTTGCTTAGCATACCAATTTCTAAATACTTTTACCCAGATAGCATCACCTACAGTCTCTTTATACACTGGTAAGTGTCTTCCTAAATCTTCTTTAAGACATTCATTACCTATTGCTTGCAAAGCTTGTTCATCCCAATCAAACCATGAAGCTATTGCATACTTAAACACAGCAAATGGGGGTGCTTTTGTAAACCCACAATAATTACATAGATAATTAGCTACTGTATCCTTTCCTGACCATTTCTTTCCACTAATGCATAGTAACATACTTTCTCCTTATAACAGCTTACGCACTCTGTTTAACTGCTCTTCTATATATTCATGATACTTCTTATTGTACAACTGACGTGCTTGTTCTTTTATACATACATCATATTTATAACCTTCAGTAAGTGTATATATTGCTGTGACTTTACACTGTGTTGTATAGTCCCCTTCCCAAGGAACTTGTCTGACAACAGTTTCTACACGAAGCGTGGCAATATCTACAATTCCTTGTTCTGCTAAATCTTCCTGTATAAATACTAATGGCACATCTTCTTCATAGGTTCTTACAAAGTGTATTTGCAAAGGTGTCTTACGTACTTCTTTGTATGCCTCGTCTAATGTGTATGTAAATGCTGGTATATCTATAGTCATCCGCTCCTCCTATATACACTATACCCTATCTATAGCAGTATGTCAACTACTTTCTTGTATTTTGCCTCCATACAACTGTTTCTATTATGTATGAGGTGTAGCTGTTATAATAGTCAATAGCCTGTTCTTTCGTATCAAAAGGCATACCAAATCCTGATGGGTCATCCACCCTGACTCACCACCACCATATCTTCTCTAGGATATACTATTTTTACTATTCTATATTTCATCTACGCACCTATATCCAGTTTCGATATTTTGCCAGCCGTAGCTGTCCTTCTATACTGTCAATCCATCCACAGCTTTTATACTCAGGACAGAATCCTCTATAGACACACTCAGGCACACATACATCAGCTAGTAACGGTTCTATCTCACGTAGACCCTCTATAACCAGCTTCCATGCATCTCTAGTCTCTTTACTTGCACAGGTACATAGACGTTTACGACTGATGTTTATCATAGCTTGTGCAGTTGCTTCACATGTATGGTTCACAGGGTTATCCTGTGGTAGTGTGTGCCTATCTATGCCTGTCCTATCACTTCTACTTGTCTTTACCCAATGTTCTATGCCCTGTTTATGTCGTACAAAATGTACTGATGAACAGTAAGGAATGTCTATCCATTTCCATTTATAATGTAAAAGACGTATAGGAGAATGTTCAGCATAAAGCATTTTCCGCTTCCAGCTATCTTTAGGCTCTCCTGTACCTTCCCCCATACCTATGGTTGTACGTGCTTCATCAGCAACATCTCTCCATGTACCTATTCTTTGTATATATTGTAGTGTGATACTGTACTCCTTTAATCGTTCGTGTAATAACGCAATGATTCACGTACATATTCGAAATATGAAATAGCCTCATATAACTCAGCAGAGTCTGATAATTCCTCTAGCAATGCAATCCCCTCATCAAAATCCTCTACGATGGCACTTATTTCTTGCATATTCTTATGATATGCTAATATCTCTTCAAGTGCCTCTTGCTCTCCCATATACACATTTTTCGGGAATAACATCCTATAAATTCGTTCAATCATATAGCCTCCTTATAGCCTCGGTTTTAACAGGCTAAGATAGTGTTGTAATTCCTCTACACTATCAAAAATAATATTACCATTCCAAACCAGCACAATCTCTGGTTCTAACACCACATTCATTTTATGCTTTTTAAGAAAAGCATTGTCACTAGTGGATAAGGCATTACACTGCTTAAACACATATTTCATTTAGATTTTATCCTGCCTTTTTCTTCTAATTGACTCCAGTCACCGTTCACAGGGGTCTGCTCGTATTCCATAATCAACTGCAACGTAATCCAACTCCAATGGTCTCGTAGGTTATCGAGTGCTTTCTTAGCTATAGTGTGTACTAATTCGACTTCATCAGTATACATATTAAACACAATACTGTCATGAATCTGTCCGATAATAGTACTTCGTAGCCCTATCTTTTTCATCATAGTATGCATATACATCATAGTATATAAGAGACAATGACTTGCACTTCCTTGTATAGCATAATTACCAGCTTGCATAGGACTCATCAATGTCTGTAACCTGAATCCAGTATAATTGTCTATATACCCGTTTGCTTGGTATTTCTTCCAATTATCCTTTTTCCATCTACCCCATTCTTTGAATCTGATATCCCACATCTGATGTTCTGCTTCTTTCACTACAGCAGTGTATTCTTCTAATGTTTTATACCCCTTACTTGCTAGATGTTCTTTTGATTCTTTAGACATATCCTCCCATAGTTTTTTAGCACAATTCTTATAATTACTTCCATAAATCTGACTAAAGACAAAACCACTTTTTGTAATCTGTCTTTCTTGCTTTAACATAGTATCTTTTGTCCGTAAAAACAAGTCACAGGCTGAATCTGTATGCATATTATGATTATCACTGTCTTGTAAATATACAAGTAAATTCTTATCTTGGCAATAGCATTGACTGATATTTACTTCTAATGCACTAAAGTCCAACTCCTCGATAAAAGCACCTTCTTTAGGAACAAACACAGTTCTAATCATATTCTTAGCTAACGCATCATGTTTAGGAATATTTTGGAAATTTATCGGAGAAGAAGATGAACTGCGAAATGACTGTACTGTGTGTAAATTAAAACTAGGATGTATTACATTATCATAGACTCCTTTTTCAATACCTAATAGATATGTGCCTTTCATTTTATCTAACTTTTTATATTCAATCAATAATGATAAAAACTCAGAACCTTCATGTTCTATAATCTTCTCTAGTGCTTCCTTATCTGTACTAGGCTGTCCTGTATTTGTTTGTTTGTATACAGGATATTTTAACACATCATATAATAGATGTGTTAAATCTTTATTACTACTATAATTGAAAGGATACGACTGCTCCCACTGTTTTACTTCAGTTGTATTATATATCTTATCACGTAATTCTGCCATAGTAGTGTTAATAGTTTCAATATTCTGTGCCACTTTATTACTATCAACATCCATGCCTTGTAGTTCTATATCTACAAAAGCCTTCATAGTGTCAAGAAACAAATCAATCCCTTCTTGTATATGAGGGACAGCTTGTATCTGGTCTTGCTGTTCTTTATATAACCACATGGTCAACAAACTGTCAATAGCACAATAATACATAAGTTTATCAGCGACAATAGCTATTTCCCCAGTTTTATCCATAGTGTATAACATATTAAAACTATGCACACCTTTATCTTCATTACTTTTGAACAACGGCTTTATATCTTCTTCATACTGAGCAATACCAAAATTCACAAATCCCTGAAACTTAAGTCCTACAAGATTTTTATTATTGTTTAGGCTATGTGCTATGAGCATCGTGTCAGCCTCTACATGAGCAACATCTACACCTAGTAATGCTTTGCTCCATATCATCTCATACTTTGCGTTGTGGGCTATCTTAGGCACGTCTGATTGCAAAAATGAGACTATGTGTGGAACAGTACTAGGCTTTACCATAAAACAGTATGAATGAACACCATCAGACACACTCATACAGATAATCTTATGTCCAGTTCTATAGGGCTGTATCCCTGTAGTCTCATAGTCAAATGCGACTAACTGCTTTGTAGCCATCCGTTCTAGCATACGTTTTATATCACTATTTGTGTGGAGAAGAGTCACAGAACTATCTAGCAGTGATTCATAGTTTATATATGGTTTAGGATACTGAGCTTTCAAAAACTGCTTTTCAACTTTTTTCAACATCACAGGATTATATGTATCATATATGATATCCTTTAACCCATAGGTAGGGTATATGATAGTCTGAAATCCGTGAAAAGGAATAGCATAATTATCAAATCTATGAATGTTTCCTGTTTCTATCTTATCTCCTAGTAGCACATCTAACGCTACACTGCCTAATGTAATAATAGCTGTAGGACGCAATTCTGTGACTGTCTTGTGCAGTAGCATCCTACAACTAGGGATGGTGGCTTTATTCTTTGCAGAATGCTTACAACGAATTGCAGGGACTACCCAAATATCTTTATCATAATCCAGTCCTGTTGCATTGCACATATCTGTTATGATACGTCTTTGTTCACCTATCACAGGTTTTCCTAAACGGTCAGCTTTAATAGTAGGACTATCAATAACCACTAGTATGCCCTTAGCTCCTATGCCTTGATAGTCCATCTTCCCATGTTGGCAATTTTTATATAGCCCGCACTGTTCACAATTATACACAATATCTTTACGTACTGGTGGCAAGCGTTTTGCCACCACAGGCTGTGTTATATCTAATTCTTCTATATTGAAGAAACCATCCATTATAATACTACTCCTATTCTAATAAAATGTACATGTTTTTCTGTACGCATAGCCACAGCAACGTTGTTACCGGATTCCAATATATGGATAGTGTTGTCTAGATACATAAAATTCTCAATAGGAATCTCATAGGTCTTTTTCGTGATATTCTGTTTTTCATATAGCAATGACTCATGCACCGCTAAACTGTTTACACCGATACTCTGTAATTCCAACATATCCCCTGTAGTCATATGAAATACATGTCTATCATTCTTATCTTTTGCTGTAGCCAGTTTAATCCTATTGAGTGTATCCCTATATTCTACAGGCATAGTTATTACATGACTATAATCAGTAAATTGATTCATAAACTTTTCTAAAATACTTATAGGAAATTCATTACATAATTTCAGCTTCACAGCTACTGTGTAATGTTCTGTAAACACATAGAAAAATGACCGAGACAATGCACAGTATTCTAGTTCTTCTGGAATAGAACGTAATAGCAATACACCTTCTCTAGGTAGCCAAAATGTTTCAGCAAATCCTTCAGTACTTTCATATCGAGAAATATCAGATGTGTCAATAGCATAATAACATGTATCATCTACATAGATGCCTGATAATTTATTACTATATGTCTGAAATTTACTGGTAGCTAATGCTTCCAAGAAATCACTGGGAACAGGTTGCTTCATGTGGCTTTCATTAAAAATGATATTCATGTACGATGAAAGTCCTGAAACTTCTTTCTGGATGGTGGCTGTATGCTTACCATACCGTATCTTGAAATTAGACTCTTTATCTGTGACTGTTATTTCATCTTCACTTATCTTATGTAGTAACTGGTAGAACTTTTCAGCAGGCACAGACCCTTCTAACGTATAGTCTGTTTTTGCACGTATACTTACAATATTATTGTAAGCGTATACATAGCCTTCCTTAAAGTAAAACGTATTACTTCCTGTCAATTCTGTCGTTGTCTTCGTGGTTGCGTTCTTAACGAACTGTAATGTTTCTAATTCCTTCTTCATATATGCTCCTATCGTTTTATCATATCGGAAAACTCTGTCTTCATGATACTTATAATATATGGTATATCCATGGTGTCTGTCAAGTAGAGTTTGGATAAAATTGCATGACTATCTATATCAATAGAGAATAACTTAGCTACTTTTTTAACATAAGCTTCCCCCTCATCTGTCAACATATATGTTATAGATTCTTCAAAAAATTGTTGATTTATCATACAATCTATTTCTGCTCTATATGATATAGGTGAATACACAGCAGATGTAAAACCTTTATGTTCTAAAACTTGTATACTTTTCTTTGTCTGATGACACCATGCCCCATATCTAGTTGCTTTGAATTTGAAAGGGCGCATCGGTATTTCTGCCGTGTACCACATATATACTAAAAACAACCGTAAATTCCATTCAAACTGTGTAGGTACTGAACCTCCCATAATATATAATGTTACTAACAAAGCCTCATTCAATGCAAGCATGATCACCTCCGTTTATTCTGCATCAGTGTACTCAGGTATGTCTTTTAACCATCTACTATCTATCAATGTCCTCCCTGTATTAAAATCGTATAAACATAACACTTGGTCTAATTCTGTGTATTTACTGAAGCGTGTCGCCGTTGCTTTGATACGCATAATACCATTCTTTTTCTCTTCTTCTGTTTGGTTCAAAATATATAAACCAGATACATGGTGTAATATTCGTCTATCTTCCCCTACATTATAATTCTCACCGTCTTTCTTCAATGCATCTGAGTTCATATGTGTAGCTGTGATGACAGGACAATGCATATTCTTGGCTAAACGCTTTAACCCTGTCCAGATAGTATTTACTTTATCTCTATTATCTGTACCTTTTGCATGTAGTAAATTAGCATAATCTACAACAATCACATCAGGTACAAATTCATCATAATATTCTGCTGTAAGTAATTCATTCTCTATATCTTCTATAGTCATTTTGTCAGGTTGCCCGATAATCCTATGCATAGGTCTATATGCCATATTAGCTTTCTTTTGCCATTTTTTATAATCAGCAACATCACCATAATGTGTCTTCAGGTTTTCGTATAAAATATCATTCTGTTCAGAGAAATATGGCAATTTCACTATAGTCTCTGTGCCTTGTAATTCCTCCCTGTCTGTTATCGGTTTTCGTACCATTGTATTTAATATGAGTTCAGCAGTCTCTTCATCATCCATCTCTAAACTGATATATGCTACGTTCAACCTATGCATACTTGCGATGACGGCTGTCTGCGCTAACCATCTACTTTTACCTCTTTTAGCAACTCCCGCAAATGCATATAAATTACCACGTCTAAAAGAACCTACGTATTCACCTAAAATTCCGGGCAGTTTGAACAACTCATAATTCTCTCTTGAGAATATATTATCCACAATCGTTGTATCACTCCATAAATCCCGTATTTTTTGCTCAGGTTTCGTTATAGTAGCATAACCGCCAATCAGATTTTCTGCCTGTGTTACATCATTTCGAAGAATATAATGCTCTAACTCTGTTTGAAATACTTCTAGTCTACGTTTACGCAAATACTCACTAGATTTATCAATCATGTATGGAATATTATACTTGTCTTTCTGTGCGTATTTTTCTGAAATGTGTGCTAATACTTTAGCGATAATACTCGTATCAGTATCATCTAGTATAGAGAGGTGTTGTGTGTAAATATCTTGTATTAATTCTTTTGGTGCTGTCTTGTATTCTTCATAATACTCTAAACACCATTTAGCAATAATTCTACTACTAGATGCCTGCAGATACGCTACATTGGTTAATGGAGCTATCTGCTGAAGGAATTCATCACTCACAATCATTCCTATAAGAAGCTCTTTCTCTGGTGTCATTTTCATTCTGCTCATTATTACTCCTAAAAAAGGGTGAGTAAGAAAAGGAATTACATCCCTACTCACCCGAGAACTGAGTAACTTCAGGACTATGTATAGTATACTGTATTATGTTATGTATGTCAAGTATATATGTTACATTAATACAGCCATACCAAAGCTTCTTTAATATGGTCAATGGCTTGTTCATGTTTTTTAGAGGCATGTCTAGTATTTTGTATTGCTTGTAGTCGTAACAACACGCAAAGTAACAAGTCTTCAGCACATACACCATTAACGCCGTTTTCAACTGCTCCATCTTGAAACATAATATCAGCAATAATGTCTTCAGCACAGCCCTTTGGAGTTGTACTAGTAATACAATAATTAATAGGTACATTTTCTTTACTACAATACACACTTGTGTATGTATCCTTGTGTAACACATGTTTGATTTTTGTCATTACCATAATAGCCCCTTATATAAATACTAATTGCTCCGAGGGGGACTTGAACCCCCACGCCCACAAGGGCAACAGATTTTAAGTCTGTTATGTCTGCCAATTCCATCATCAGAGCATGTACAGCCTTATATGGACTTGAACCAAAACTTACAGAATCAAAATCTGCTGTGCTACCATTACACCATAAAGCTATATAGAGCTATTGGGGCTTGAACCCAAACTACAGCCTTGAAAGGGCTGTGACCTGACCAGTTAGTCTATAGCTCCAAGATGGTCAGTTTTTTACCATTGCACTGTACTGACCAGACATTCGATAGCCGTTTTTAGAGAGGTGTGCGTCATCCTCAAGCCTGACTCAGGACTTGAACCCGAAACCTACTGCTTACAGGGCAGTTGCTCTACCAATTGAGCTACTCAGGCGAATGCTGGTCTTTCCCAGCTGTCAATAACTCGGTTCTGTTCGCTGTGAGCAGGAGGCCAACCCTGCTGTGTATCACAACTTCTAATAGTTTTGCTAAGGCGTTATAGCATCAGCCTCGGTTACCTTTAGAGGAAGGTATAGCCCTAAAACCTATCTGCCATGATGGACAGCCACTCACCGACTTCATTGGCTCGATGACACACCATTCAGAAGGAGTGGGATTCGAACCCACGTGATGCAAGCACCAACAGATTAGCAATCTGTCTCCTTAAACCACTCGGACATCCTTCTATATGGGATAAGATGGATTTGAACCACCGTAACCGAAGTACCTAACTTTATTATACAGTAAGTTAGCAACCTTGTCAAGCTCTTGTAATCAATATAAATACACTACTTCGTTTTCGCCAGAATCATATCTGCTTCTAAAAGGCACATATTCAAGTTTATGTCTTTTTGCAATATCTCTTGCATCTGCAATTGCTTCATGCTTATTATAATATGTATTATTATTCACATTCCACCAATAATATCTTTCATAATCTACACAAAACATTAAATCAATAACTGTTATTTTTAATGTATCACCCTTGGGAAAAACTAAAAAATAAAAACCATCAAACTCTTCCATGACTTCCTTCTTACATTAAAGCACAGGCAAGGATTTGCACCCTGCATAATGTTGGTATCCGATACTTTCTTGGGCTGTTTCACAACATCACATCGGTTCTGTTTGTGTTGTTTCTGTCGCCTCGGTACGGTGCAGTGTCCCCTCACTTCAACATCTACCCACGTAGTGTCTACCTATTCCACCACTGTGCTATTGGAACGGTGGGAGTCGAACCCACAATGGATGTTTAGGCTGACATAGAGTCACATAAACCGGTTGTGTGCCCTGTCACTTTAGGATAGCCCCAGTTCACCACTGTTCACCCTATCCACTATTCTACCTTGTGTCTACCAATTCCACCACGTTCCAATGACTGTGTGTATGAATTCGTCATGACAGTCCTTCATACATCTTAATACCATCCCACAGCCAAAGATGGAGTTTTAAATTGCCTACGCTAACAGACGTGTATCATGTACCGTTTCTGTATTCAGCAACTTAATTCTGTTCGACACTTTCTACAGCGTGCCTACTGGATAGAAGAGAGCATCAATCTTGAAGAATGCGTTCAACCGCCCTTTCGCATCTGAGTAATTAGCTCAGAGTCTTTATAACGGACTTCTACCGTTTCTTCTATATATACTATACCATATACCCACATGTATGTCAATAGCAATAACTTATTTATTCATAAAAAAGTCAATAAGTGCTAAGCCAGCAAAACCGAAAGAAAAGCCAAGTACAAAACCGCTAAGCTTTTTCTTCCCATTACTAGCCATGATAGCCCCAATAATACCACAAACTACCTGTATCACCAGCGTGATAGTTACCAAATTCCATAAAGTCATATTATTCTCCTTTCTACTACTTAAAGATATGTAATAAATAACGCTACATGATTAATGAACTCATTAATCAAGTTATCATGTTTAATAATGTGGTCACATACATTATTAGCTTCTATAGTGTTGATAGATGTAATATCTCCACCAACATACTTTTCCATAAGTCTAGCTACATCATTATTTATTTCTATAATCCTTTTTGTAGTAGCTTCTGCTCTTCCTGCAAATTCTTCACTAACACTTGTCTCTTTACTTTTACTTGCTACATTTACCAAATTACTTTCCATATATGCTCCTTATTTTTTATTATATCCATCTGCAATACAATCAGTTTGTCTTTCATATCTATTACACCTTAATCCCTGCTGGCGTGCCATCATCCATGACTGTTATATCGAATAAGTCACCATATGATATAACATCATCCCCTGTGGTTCTGATGCCAATATCATTGTACAATATAGCTCTCGCACATGTATTGCTACCTTTTCTACAGAACCACTTATCACGATAGGGTGTAAATTCCTCAGCATTGCGGAAAGGTCGGTACTCATCTTTGACTGGCTCGAATATGAAGAATGGGTATGTGGCATATCCAAGGGTTCCCATTAATGCAATACCGTCAAGTTTATGAATACCAAGTATCTTATAGACCCCACCAATCTTAACCTTACCAAGCCACTTTTCTCTCCACTCATCTGAATACGCCTCATCTACTGGATTGACACGAACCTTATCACCAGTTTTCAGATTATGTTCTTTAATCCATGCTTCTTGGCGTTCTTTGTATGAGAGTTCTTCCCATTCGATGACTTTGCAGTCACTTTTCCGGATAGAGTAATTATTTATACCCCCAACAACAACGACATATATTGTATCTTTTTCACGAACAACATCAAACGTACATCCAACTAGTTTATTGTACCAAAACGAGCTGGCCAAACAACCGGTAATCTCGATTCTCTTAGCTTTCTTCATTTCTTTCTTCCCTTATTTGTTCTAGTGCCTTGTTGCATTCGCTTGATTTCATCAAAGGTTCTACCCATGATCAAACCATCTACAGGGCTTTCTACCTTACAAACTTTGGTTGCTTCTTCATCAAGCTTGCAATACGGCTTGTGCTTGCAGTCTCTTGTGCAATACTTATTCATGATGACTCTCCTCTCGTTTGACCCATATGTCATAGCCATCAAGCATCGATCGCTCTGTGAGTAGTTCACCGAAGAATGACAGGTTGCACATGGCGTGGTACAAAGCAGGGAGACCGCTCTCTTTGTCGATAGCGTTCACACCGTCACGAACCATGTGGAACAGAAGATGTCTACCGCATGCATCGAGGTATCTGACAGGAGGGTTGATCTTCTTCCAATTCTCACGCGAGTATTTGTACTTACCGTACATCAACACTGCAAGCTCTTTCTCGTGAGCGATAGAGAGCGCTATGAGTGGGTTCTGCATGTTCCTTACGACCTCGGCATCAAGCATCATCAGCATGCGCTTGTAGCGAATGACATCGTCAATCTCGGTGAGCGTACCAAGGTCGACAAGTTCGAGGTACCTAAGCACTATCGCTTCAAGACTCACAGCCTTGAGTGGTTCTGTGTTACCATACATCCTGCCCCACACGATTGCCGGAGTCAGATGCAACTCTGGCTTGCCGAGGTCTGTCTTCGTACCGATACCGAGTGCTACTTCCTGCATGGCTACTTCCCATTGTTTTGATTCGTTCATGCGTTACCTCGCAGGATGGACAGGATGACTAGGCATACGGTGTACTTGACAGGATATGACAAACTGTCAAGAAAGGCGAAGAACTCAATATCGTTCTGTGACTTATCGGTTTGCTTGCTCTCGCCTACCACCTTGGTGAATGCTTCAAAGTCTGCGCGATCGATGCCAATGACAGTCAGAATGTCATCAGAGTCATTGCTTGGCAAGAAGGGCGCAGGTTCTACCATGTGTGTAGCCATGGATATATTGAACACGTCATCTCCTGACGTGAGGTCGATGAACGCCTGGTCTAACAGCATGTGAGCACACGTGTTGGCACACACGATCTTGGACAGGTTACACATGTCTGATTGGATGATGCACAGCGCCAATGTGCCGATGTTGTATGAACCGTCTCCGTTCATCGAGGTCTTAAGCGCTCTGAGTGAATACTCCGTTGCTTCGTCAACGTACTTATCAAAATCCATAATTTCTCCTATGCCCTTACTGGGCTATATTTTTCTTCTGTAGTGAACAGCGCAACCTCGGCGATACCGCAAGCCAACGCTACCATTCGCTCGATAAACGACCCTTTGCTAGACTCGACATGATTGCCATAGCAAATGTAGTCACATGAGAGCAAGCCCATGAGGTCGAGCGTTTATACAATCTCTCTACAGATTTCATGCTTTGTCATCCTATTTCCTTCCTTAACTATCGTAATTCCTCTGGTATTGCTGGACATTCTCTGAAATCCCAATTCTCACTTCCATCATATTCAGAACGTTCACTCCATGTACCGTCTACATACCAAATATATCCATAGATTTCCTGCACACCATATCCCGCATAATAAGAAAAATCTAGACTCTCGATAAAAGTATTATACATAGCAGGTGAATAGTTTCTAGGCAAAAAATATTCACAAGCACCATCATCCCAGTCATCATGAAGTATTTTTGCACACAAAACTTGTTTTCCATTAACTTCATTTTCAAATTCCTGCTTACAATTCATCTGTTTCTCCTTGTATACATACTACACTATTCTAAAACTAATGTCAAGTCTTTTTGGAGCATCAGGGAATCGAACCCTGCTCTTACTAATTCCTTTGCAGGACTTATTAGTAATCGAAACCTGTTATGCCCCTTGGTCGAGCGTTTATACAATCTCTCTACAGTTCCCTCGAAATCCCTGTAGTTCATCTGGTAGCTATCCAGCATCTAGCGGACAGGGGAGTCGAACCCCCTACCTTCGGCTTATGAGACCGAAATGCAACCGTTACACTTATCCGCAACGTCTCATTTTCTTCTCACTTGTTTTTCAAGCTCTATGTTTTCTTCTGTTAAATCCATAGAACTAGCATAGCAAGAACCTTTGTAATCATGAATGTTCCAAGTAGGATGCACTTTTTTATAAGACGCACCATCTTGTATTACTTTCTTATATCTTCGCACTTGCTTACTTGCTTGTCGTTTAGCCCAATATGTATAATATCTTGAATAATCAGATACATAAGGCTTTCTGTAACTTTTGCTCATTATGACCTCCTGAATAGTTACGTCATAATAACACCTCCCTATAAGTTTTTACCATTCATCTGTAGTTATTAGTACGGTTTGTTTACTATTAATATAATAGTCAGCCTCAATAGTAGCAACATACGTGATATCAAAGTCTTTTCCCTCTAGACAAGCAGACACCATCAGATACGGTGCATTTGTGTGTATACAATAATCCTGTCCAGCAAACCAGTAAATACCCATATCAAACAATATTAACTGAAGTTCCCTACTTTTCGCTTCTCATGCAGTTCCTACTAGTGATGAAAAATCGAAAAGATATTCTTTGTCTTTGTCAAAATAAAAATTAAACATACAAGCCCCTTTGTTATTTTACTATACTATATGTCATACTCGTTGTCAAGTAGTTCCATAAAAATACGTGCTTGTTTATTGGTTAACTCATCAGGGTCATTCACTTGCATAGCCTGTAAAAATGATGATTCCAATATAGCATCACATCCCATCATACTTAATTCAGCAACTAATGATGCTCCTTTTCTCTGAGCTTCTGCCTCATTATCAAACATCACAATAATAGTCTCATACGTAACAGCTAATATTTGTAATTGTTTACGTGTCCAACTTGTACCAAATGTACAAACAGCATTGTCACCCAGTCTATAGGCATCAAATATGCCTTCTACAACAACAACATAAGATTTTTTAGCATAATCCATAGGATACAATATATCTTTATAATTCATAATTGACATATTCTTAGGACAACTTTTATAAAACTTTTTCGTTATATCACGTTCTTGGTAACTCACTATTCTATTGTTAAAATACACGGGTATCACCAAACGGTTCTCATTGCCCCGTAAATCGTACTTTTCAATCAAGTTAGTGGCGTTGTACCTTCTACTACATAAAAACGTTCTCATGGCTTTTGTCGGCTTTCCTGTAGCTATTTCAAATGGTGTCTTTGGCATATAATCTAGAGAAATAGTATGTGAAGAATAATCTTGAATCAGTTTCCTTGCTTCTGGATATGATACAGTAAGTAAGTCTTTTATTACTTCTTCTAAACGATGACCACCAGACTTCCAAGAATATACATAACCGCCTTCTATATTTATCCCCATATGAAATGAAGAATCAGGTTGGTATATGTCATTTATACCCACCCATCCATCACTTACATTCTTTCCCGATGTCCTATATTCAACTCCATGGTCTTTGCAAAACTGTATTGCATCAAACATATAACCTCTTAAAAAAGATGATACTCCGGTAGTAATCTAGATTCCTTAGTAGTGGGTATAATACTAAGCTCATATTCTAAGTCTGTTGTTAAATACTGTAAAATCTCCATAAGCTCATCTTCGTACAAAATCACTGAACGTTTCTCATTTTTATCAAAAACCGGATATCCATTGTCATCATAACCTAGTAGATATAACTTATTCCATGTAATTTAAAAGTGCATCATGTACCTCATTCTTATATTATAGATAAATACTAAAACTTGTCAAGTTAAATCCTATTGATATATGCCCTAATATAATTCGTATCTTTGAAATACCTTGAAGCTCTGCGCTCCATTGCCTTGATATCTTCCATAATAGATTTAGGAATATGAACAGAAGGCAGTATCAATCGTGTTTTTGCGATTTCCCATGCTTTGTTTTTATCAAATACATCCTTCTTGTTACAAAGAGAATAGCCAATCTGAATTACTCCATAATCTTCACGTGCTACAATCAATCCTACACGTCTTGGTGACCCGTCCACAGTCCTTGTAATGTACTTAGCAATCATGTTTTTCATAATGTCTCCTTTGTTCTATGTACATAGGATACTCTATATACAGTACTATGTCAAGCACTTTCTACTAATTCTTTTAGGAAATCTATCTCTTCTACTGATTTTCCATCTACTACTTGTTCCACAACCTTTCTACTTTTGTCTAATATACGCACCATTCGTTGTTCTATTGAATCATTTGCTAATAATAAATACACATTTACTGGACTTTTCTGCCCACTTCTCCATAATCTATCAGTAGCTTGGTCTAGTTTTGCAGATGTCCATGGTAATTCCACAAAAGCAACGGTATGACATACATGTTGTAAGCCATCTAAACCTGTCCCTGCCGCAGTAGTGTTGCCTACAAATAATGGAGTTTTATCCAAAAACTTGTTTTTAGCTACTTTCTTTTGTTTATCAGACATCCCACCATAATATCTTACAGCATCTTTCTTAAAATATTCATAAATATCATCTACAATTTTTCTATGTTCACAGAATATAATCAATTTTTCATTTTTTATCGTATCACTAATCCAATCTAATACAGCCTTTCTTTTCCCTAAATAAGCTAAATATTGTAAGTGTACTAAGCTTTTTTTCAAGGCATTTTTATCAGTCTGTTCTAGAAATGTGTCCTCAGCATCATGATATTCCTTAGAGTGTTCGTCCATATCAAAAAGCATAGGTATCATTAATTTATCAGGAATATCTAAACTATCCTTTTTCATTTTACGTATCATAAGATTATCTAAAATTCCTTTGAACTCTTTTAGATTAGACACCCCATTATATACCCAACCATATCTGCCTTTTTTTGCATTGCAATACTTTTTTGCATAATTAAAAAATGTAGGAAATGTGTGCGGTTCTAATATATGAAGTATAGGGAAAAATTGTACTGGTGATTTTGTAATGGGTGTACCACTTAACGCCATAACCCTGTCACAATATTTAGCTACTGAATATAAAGCCTTTGTACGTAAAGCTTTATGGTTTTGAAAATTCTGTACTTCATCTATAATAATAAACTCAGGAGCAAGCTGTTTCAGCCTGTCACTGTGGTATTGTAATATTTCATAATTAATAATAACAAAACTAGCCCTAGGAATCTCATAATCTTTTTGCCCATATATGATATGAATATTAGTAGTCTCAAGCCATGCCTCAATCTGTGAAGCCCATTGTGTCTTTAAGGACGCAGGGCAAATAATCACTGTGGACTTAATGGATTCTAATAATGTATAACATAAACTCGTAGCAGTCTTTCCTAACCCCATATCTAACGCCAGAATACAATTACCTTTTCGTGCATAAGCAAACTCTAAAGCATCAATCTGTACGTCATATAAGCATTCTGGTAATAGCAGACTTTTTGTATAAGGTAATGGTTTTTTTACAATTTTACTTTGTGTACTAATGATTCCTTTACGTTTCAAAATCTTTTTATTTGCTTGTGTTTTTGGAATATACCAGCTTTTTGTTTTAGAAATATATATAGCTTTCTCTAGTACTTGTATCCATGGAATATCATTTTTCTTATTAACAGCTATGTAGTAACCGTACTTTGTTGTATTAACTTTCATCAGCTGCTATCCTAACTAACATACAAAACAACTCTAAAACAAAATCACTTATTGTACTGTCTTCATCTAAGTCAGCCCCTAATAAGATAATATACTTTAATACATCTTGTACTGTATTTGCGTTAGATAATATTGTGTATGTCAACATCCCTGCAATATGAATATTATTTGGGTATGTGTATTGTGTACTACGCACAGTACCATTATTACAAGTAACGCACATAACATCATACAACTTTTCAGTAGTAACTGTTATGTGCTGAGATTCTAGATACTGTATGAATGTAGTATATAACCCTTCTACGAACTTAGCACTAATAGACGATTTCTGTACTGCTCGTACTATGTTCACTAATACATTACGTGTGACTTCCATGCTATTCTCCCTATGTGTAACACGATACTACTACACATTCCAGAAAATATCAATCCACTCTACCCCTTAAAAACTTAAAAGAAAATCCTCCTGGTAGTGTAGTTACACCTTCTGGTAGTCTTCCACCTTGAAGCTGTGCAACAAAGAATACTTCACCTTTTTCAAGTGTTACCGTAACTCTGTTCATAACAACTCCAAGCACTCTAGCTGTATCCTGATGCCCTACCGCAGATTCAAGCCCTTCCGGTAACTCAGTAACCTCTTCAAATGTCACCTGTGCAGGAAACTGCTTCAACATCTGAAGTGAAAATGCATTTAACAATTTCATAAAATCCCCCCTTTACTTCTTTAGTATAATACAAAATGTGTGATAAGTCAAGTAAAATATTAAGGTGTTGTCTGACCTTTGTCTGCAAGATAATAAGTAGCAAAAAATACAATCTTAGGGGAGTCAATATTGTTATAATTGCCTCAGTGATTGCTGGTATCATCACTTTATTGATATGCCCAGACCAAGATGACAAAGCACCATGGGCAACCACTGAGCTTGCTATATGACAGTTAGGTCTTTCTCTTCCAGCAAAAGCAGCCATCTCTTTCAGCAAATAAAACTGTCTGAACAGTTCAGTAAGTTTCCAGCCCTCAACATATGAAAAGGATGTCTTATGTAATTGCTTAGCATCATACAAATTGACTACATTTTCACACAGGAACGAACTGTCAATATGTTCGTGACTACTAGTATTGTTTGTATATTGCATGACATAACCAAAACCCCAATACCAGCCACAATCCCATGATGGCACTTCTAGCCAGTAATTTTTACCATTTTTATCTTCTCCTAACAGATAGACAGCTTTCCCGAATACGTGGTTTTTTCTTTCTTGATTACTTCTTTTGTATTCATGCTTCGTCCTTTTTATATTCTTTCCTGTTTTCTTCCAACCACCTCATAGCATCATAAATTGATAGCTCAAAAGAAACTCCGCCACACAGATATATATAACCTGAGGTGTGGTCAATGCAAAAATCGGTATGAAGGTCATCAATCTCCTCTTTCGATAACCTCTCCAGTCTGTCTGTGATACTCTCAGAAAACTGGTGTTCTACTTCATCGATTCTATAGTACCCGAAAGATAGCGTAACACGTGGGTTATAATAATAACCCGAATTCCAGCGGTCTTTTATATCACACCAAGCATATAAATCAGATAACATATCCTGTACATGGTCATACCCATACAGCACAGCCATATCATGTAGTACACTATTTTCAGTATATCCATGCTTATCGTAATAACAAGCACTGCAGAAGTTCTCCTCAACGGGGAAGTCTGCGTAGGTCCCAAAGTAATCTCCATCCTCTTCTGTATGATAGTCAACGAGTGTATCATATAAATCCTGTAAGTCAAGTTCTAACTGCGTTTTTGCGATTTCGTTCATGCCTCCTCTTCCTTTATCGTCGCTGTTCCATCTGCATGCAAGACATCTACATTAGGATCGTACGAGATAAAGGTTGCGATCTGCTCGTCGATGGATGGACCACCATCATCTGTATAGTCCTCTGCCTCTGCTCTCCAGGCAGATTCCCTCTGCCAGTGTCCCGAGTCAGGATGTATCAGGATGCCATCTGGGAATACAGCCAGGTATGCCAGACCGTCCCTTTCCCCATCTGCGTACGTCGATCCCATGTCGTGTGACATAGCGCACAGCTGATCATTCGCGTCATACTCTGAGAGACCTGTAGTATCCATAAAACCTTGTACATAATCCATGTTATTCCCCTTTTACTTCTTCATCATCTTTCAAACATGTCAACACATAAACTGCTTCTATACGTGCATCACGTTTTGTGTCAAAAAACTCAGATTCATACAGAATACCTTGATATTTATGTTTTGCTTCATAAGCACCTTGAGAATCCTTGTGAAGCTTTATGTCCGCTGCCTTAAAGCTGTTTATCATTTTTCTTCCTTTTCTTTATCTATAAATTGAATATACTTCTCTTTCCGAAAAACCGGTAGCAATTGACAAATTTTTTGTATTTGTCTTAAGAAGTCTCTCTGCAAAGAAATCTGCGGTCATGTTCATGATATTTTTTCTTTCCTCTATCAGCTGATTAATCCTCTTTTTAGAATTTTTTTGTCTTTCGATTGCTTTCAACACTCTGTTTCCATTCATTTTATTTCTCCTTCCAACTAAGAACTAATATAGCACATATTTGCATGTTGTGTAATATGTTTTACATATAAAACCAAATTATTTCATAAAAATCGTCATTGGCATGTATCCATTCTGCCAAAGCTATCTCATGGGCGATTCTTCTGCTTGGCACAGTTATAACACTTATTGGCTCTCTTTCGCAAAAGAAATCATCAATTACGTATTCATTGCATTCTACAGTAGCTTCAGGACACACAGTCAACAGCCAATCAAGATATGCTTGGTATGGGTCATCGCTATTTACTATCTCATAGGTCACACTTGTTGGTGTCTGCCAGAGAGAAAAGTATTCTTCATGTGTTGTTTCTTTTATCTGTCCATTCTTCCCGTGCAAAACACTTTTGCAAGTTGCCTGTACATGTACGTTCATACTCATAATAATCTCCTTTATCTATCTACCATTATGCACTATATCGCTATATAGTCAACCCCATTTACATACTTTTTGAAAATTACCATCAACCTGCAGTATATCCATCAGTTCATTAAATCGTTCATCATATGTAAGGGTATTATGTGGTAAATCAAGGTCACCTCTATCAAGTAACAATTCTGCGCATTCCTGTGCATACGTATCCGTGAATTCTGTATAGTTAAAACTCTGCCACATATATTCATTAGGCAGTGTATCTACATACTGTAGTACTTTTCCTCTATAACATGGGTTATTCCATATAGTATTAAATGCGATTCCTCTTCTTCTGCCTTCAGTCATCACACACATATGATACATATATAAATTTTCATATGGATAGTTCCATATATAATCAACGGTAGCATGTTTTTTGCCCATCCTTTTCCCCTCATAGCACAACATTCTCTATGCTGTCTTTGTAACCGTTGATTACTTAAAATTCTTAGAGTCTTAAAATGCCATAATCTCATAGTATCTCCTTTTACGAGGATTGGCACTACGCAACACGAAATAGTAATATGGTAAATCTATACTACTTTCTATATAAAATGCCGTAGTGCCAATCCTCATACGTCTCAATGGGTATTTAATTACCTATTGAAAGCGCAGTTTGCTTTTGTGCAACACCTTGTCTGATTTGCAGTGTCTTTCCTGCCTTTTGTCCCATGTTATATGCCTGTACATTTCCTATACGAGTAGACTTACTTTTGCTTGTTATCAACGGTTCATCATATATGAATTTTTTCACTAAATCGTCTACCGTATTTGACACGACCAATCCCCATCCTTCTGTATTGTCTTGTTCTTTGAACCGTGCATCCATACTCCGCAATATGCCATAGTAGAATGCTGATTTTGCATTACCTTGTAGATTACCTTCTTTCCTAGCTTTCTTGTACAGTGTAGCAAGCTCAGTATGCAGATAGTCAAATAGATATCCCGCTATCTCTAGTTGCGTACGTGTACCATGCGCTCTAATGTAATTACTCTCATACTGTTTGTCAAGTACAATATACGTACCCGTCATCTTTGCGACAATCCTAGTGATAGTCTTATATTCAGCGGTGTAGTTGCTATAGGCGGTAAGAACGGTACGCCATATCTTTTGTGATGGGGAAACTTCAGTTATGCCATATTTATGCATCAATTTACGTGCCATAATCATAGCCGTTTCTGCTTCATGTACATTCGATGATTCACTAAGAGCTAACAGTTTTTGTATCTTCGTGAGTAGTGTATCAATAGTATTGATACAGTCTATAGGGCGACGGGCTGTAGTAGGCACACCAAGTATAGCGCAAATAGCTTTGAATTCTTCACCATGCCCCGATTTATTATGGTCTAGAAAATGTGCTACCTCATGCCCTAACACATCAGCACACATAGTATCATGGATAACTTTTTCAGCTATCTGTATAGTGCAGACATTTTCATCAAATGAACATCTACCTAAAAATTCGGTAGTATCCACAATAATCACATTAGGATATGTGAGCCTGTGAAACATAGGTATTGATTTAACAGCATGATATTTTTTCACATACTCTTTTATCTGCTTACGTAAAGCTTCTCTCATGATACTGGTGTTCTCATCATACACTTCAAATGTTCTCATAGATACTTCCTTCTTTTAGTTTACGTCATATTACCATTATACGGCGTGATATGTCAAGTATTTTTTCCTATACTATAGGTACTTTTAGAGTTATTATTTAGTGTATGTATGGTGTATTTTAGGGTCAGATTCGAGTACTCATTTGGGCATAGCTATGCCCAACCGACCATATAGGGGGGCTTGGCTGAACAGCGTGAAGCTTGGCACTACTACATACCTACTTCTTACTGCTGTATAATATATAGTATATATACATTATACCCATGGTCTTATTCATAAGGGTTTTATCAGATTTTTGCTATCTGCCTTATTACATCCGTGACTCCTACTCAGGGGCGTCCGTACTATTGTATGTATACGTCCTTCCGTTATAACCCATGGTAGCACAGTATCAGTGTAGCTGTTAACTCTACATGATAGCTTGTTCTATAAAGCCGATGCAGGCTATGATTTTGCTCTACGATGCCGATACAGGCGCTGGTCTATAATGCCGATACAGGCGGTATGGTACAGATTTCTATCATTTTTTTCCACTCATGTGGACAGCTCCATAGCCTCATTGTCCGCTGATGCCTACATATTACGCAATTGTTCCTACCCCTAGCGCTCTCATGTAACCCTTGTGAGTACAGGGTGCTATGTGCAAAGCCATAACGTATAGTATAACTATACGGATATATACATACATACAATATGCATATTTCCCATGAACAGTACTATCATAAATTGAAAATTTTGTCAATACACCATTGAATAGTGTTTAAATGCAGATTTATACGAGGATTGTCATGACGGCATAGATAAAGGCAATATGGTAAATCTATACTACTTTCTATATAAAATGCTGTGGTGAGCTTTCTCGTAAGTCTCAGGTACTATCTAGAACATGTCAAGGTACTCGTCATCGTTATCTTCACGTATTCTAGTTATTTCACTTTTTTTAGGTTTTTTTACTTTTTTTTCAGAAACGTCTAATTGTAGCTTATATTCGGTAGCAAGATACTGTAAAAAGTTATTCCATGTATATCCTGTACAATTAAAATCTATGGTTTTTATGTGTTTTTTGTACCCTATGTATGTGAGCCATTTGTCTACAAATGGTGTTATTGTGTCTTTTCCTAGTTGTAGCATGAATTCATGATTATTATATTCAGCCATAGTGCTGTGGATACGTTTTATTTCTTGAATAGTCTTGTAACTATTTATGTAAATAGTGTACTTGTTCTTGGTGCTACAGTTTGGATAGGCATATAGTAGGAATTTATCAATCATGGTTGCATATTCTTGTAACCGTTTTCTTGCTGTAGGTATATCCGGTGCATGCAGTTTCTGTGGTGGATTATTCAATACCCATAATAGTTGTGATTTACCTGTTGTAGGATTAAATATAAAATCAGCAAAACTCTTTGGTAGGTACTGTTTATTCTCAGGTTTATATTCTGGTGAGAATTTAAGGGAATATAATATGATTGCTTTTTTCAGTGAGCTACCTGTTAATTGCTTTAAGACAGATAATGATAGATTATTATCTATTCTCCAATCTTTATCTATATCATAGGTACTGGTAAATCTATTATTCAATAGATGATTGATATAGGTATCAGTTCTTTTATATATCTTAGTATCTCTTTTTTTATGTGTATTAAAACAATCAAATGTATTCCAAAATTCTATATATGTGTTTATAGGTGTGATGGATTTAATATTGTCTTTTCCAGGTTGAACAAATATATTCAGTTCTTGTATATCAGCTGAATTTATACAGGGCAATTCTGCGTCAGCAGATTGTCCTATATGATATGTACTCATATCATTCTTAGTAGGATACGCAGTATCCGTATCAGTAGTCATTATATTAGTATTTAGTAGAGGTGGTTTACCAGTGACTGGATTCCAGTCAACGGTTGAATCAGCTGTAAAGGGTGTTATGGTGATTACATAAGACATATTGCTGAATTTACCTTGTATTCTAGATGGTATCTTTTGAATAATACCAACTGATTCTAATTCTTTCCATATCTTATTAAAAGCATCTCTGCCTTTGTGTGTTGAATGCTTTTGTATCTCTGATTTATAGATAGTCCAATTATCTGGTAATATCATGAGATAAGCGTATAGCCCTTTAGCTTCCCATGAAATTGTTTCATTTCTTAGTATATCATTATAGATTAGACTATAATTAGTTCTGTTTTTAATTATGCTTTGTTCTTTCATATTGTATATTACATTGGGAATTTAATCAGGTAAATGACTATTTTACCCTAATCCAGCAAGTAACAAGAAAACTTGTATAGATTAGTTGATTAAATTCCCAATACACCTTGTTGAATTTACTAATAGTCAATTAGTATAGTATATATAACATATCCATACTGAATATGCAATAGATAAATTGTTAAATTTCTGTTAATTATAAGTTATCTATAAAACTTTTTGCAGTAGCTTTTTTAGCCCAACATCCAACATAGTAATGTTCTGTTGATTCTTTCCATACTTCCCATTTGTTCGTTGCTGGATTCTTAAATAGTTTATATATACGGTTTTTGTGGTTGTAGGTATAGGTCGGTACAGTTTGTATAGCAAAATCCATAATAAGCTCCTTATAGGTACTATTACCTATGTGTTTTTATCTAGGTTATTCTTCCTCTTTTTTTAGAAGTACAGGTACATATTCAATATTGCTACACCGTTTATAAACAATATAGTTGGATATTGATATAATATCTCTAATGGTTTAACACGTAATTTACTGCTATTCACCATAACTTTTTTTTACCTTTTTTTGTGTATCGCCATGTACTAATTATATATTTTTTGCGTATTAGCCAATTAACAAAGTCAATAGAGTTTATATTATAGCGGTCTATTTGTGTATTATCTAGTTGTAATTCTTCGGTATGTGCAAAATAATGTTTTTTTATAAATGTTTTGTAACGCAAAGCTTAATCTTCTTTATGGTAGTATTATATGATTGCATGTAACTTTGCGTTACATGCAATCCTCGTAAGTCTACAGGTGTTTAATATTTAATAATAGTGTCTAGTATATTATCATCAAAACCACAAAATTCCGGGCCTTCTACACTCACTAGAACGATGTTTCCTAGAATCCATCCATCATATAACAGACTACCCAACATATTCACATCTTCTGTAGTGCTGTGTTTAAGTAGGAATTCTTCATCACAAATAAAGTGTACAGGCTTCTTAAGTGCTGTGCTAAGCATTTCAGCAATATTTGAACGAGGGTATATATGTTCAATATAACCGCCAACACACTTTTTCAATGTTTCATAATCTGTATTCACTTTTTCCATTGTACCATCAACTCGTACCAGTAAACCTTTCATAATTGCTCCTATTTGTATGCATAAAGATAATTAGCGAATTTCACTAATTTCCTTTTGTTCATGTGTGCATGCAATTCATTCTTATGATATACATCATATTTATTATTACATTTCCTTTCGATATTCTAAGATTATATAATCTTGAATTACATTTGTATAGCTATTGTATAATACATAACCATCATCTATTAAGGCTTGTTTACGTTGGTCTGTCTCTGCTTTTGTCTTAATGTTCAGTGTAGCGTAGTCAATTTTAATTTTTTGTATATCCATTTAACACCTCTTCAGTACTATAGCAAATAACCTGTGTTATGTCAATATTGACATAACACAGGTTATTTATTATCTATCTTTGTACTGATTCTTTGGCGCTAATCCCATTCTTTTACGTTCATCTCCAGGTGTGATATGCCACAAGATACCAGCGATAGCTAAAATGATCGCACATGCAATAAATACCATAATATTACCTCTTTTATTTTTTATTCACAGATGAAATAGTTACCCTTATACTCGGTGTAACTATCTTTTGTAGTAGCTATTTGCCTGGTAACGGTTTTCTATTTTCCTACATACACAATAGAACCATTATTGTATACAAGGTAAGCGCATCGTTCACTATCTACCTTTAGAATACATTCCTGTTCATACTTAAGCATGAGCGCCAACGCACTAGGATATGTAAGCTGGTAAATGATAAAAGAAGTTTCAGATTCTTCTTTATAGAAACCGTTCACTTGCTGAAACACTTGTTTACTTGCTAATATGTCATTGAGCAAGTTTTCTGTGTAATCTTTTTTTTCGGTTTTTCCCGAAATAACATAAAATTCAGGTAATGTTTTTTCCATCATAATATAAGCTCCTTGGTTATTGTTGTATCATATTTTTTTATATATATACAATACTATTTGATATAAAATTCTGTTTTACTTTTTGTGAATATAGTTCTGGCAATTGTTTTACCGGTACTGTCAATATGCAGTACTAGGCTGTCACAAACATGTCTAGTGACATAGTAATGCTTGCTTAGGAATTCGTGGTACTTGTTTCTTGATACTTGTTTCATAATAAAACTCCCTTAAAAATAATTTTAACTATATTAATTATACGTCATTATATTATAAATAGCAAGGAAAAAGTATAGGATATAGATAGAATATAGATAATATATCAGGATATAGAATATAGAATATAGATAGAATATAGATAATACACCAGGATATATATACTATAGAATATAGATAGAATACCAGGATATAGAATATAGATAGAATACCAGGATATAGATAGAATATAGATAATACACCAGGATATATATACTATAGAATATAGATAACCTGTGTTATGTAAAATTAGCATAACACAGGTTAAGTTATAATCCCTGGTTTAACTCCAGGGATTAACCTATTCTACGTTATTACAACTCTGAGATAATTTTATATAATTCTTTGTCAGATATGACTTTAAATGGATTCATGTATAATATAGTTTCATTGTGTGTATTACCATAGTCTCCTACTATCCATGATCGCATAGCGTATTCAGTCCTTTTTACCCTACTATAACACAAATTCAAGTATTTTTCATAATGGTATGTAGTAGTGGTGTAGTTGCTATTTTTTATCGTAATTTCGTAGGTTATACGTATGCTTAACATGGATGTAGATTTTTCGTAAGTTGTGTAATCTATTTTAATGGCAGTATCGTGTGATGTCATAGTATCAAAATTGTGTGATGTTATAGTATCAAAATATGATTTGATCACGTTGAATGCGCTTTTTGCTTTTTTAGGCA